ATCAAGAATAGTTTCAACATATATCTCTAAGGCTTCATCAGTAAGTTGTCCATCAGATAGTGAAACACCACCAACTGGCTGGTCGTATTTGGATTGACCAGGAAATCTTCCCTTACCCTCTTCGGATAATGTTTGGTTATAAAAGTTATTAGCAACAGTAATAATCTTATCGATATTAGCAATGGTTTTTTTCTCCTTAGCACCAGCACCAATCTGTCCAAATTTTGGAGCGGCTGTTGTTGCTAATGTTGCCATCATCGCGGTTGTAACTGCAAATTCTGCAAGTGAGTTTCCCCTGCGACTCTTTAATTTTTTAAATAGTTTTTCGAACATTATGTTCTCCTTTTGTTAGTTTCAAGTAACTCCGATTAAGTTACATTTATACCTATATAGTACAATAAGTGTACCAAAAGCCGCTAAAAAGGGAAAAAAAATAAAAAAAAATTAACTTGAGTATTATGTTAATTTAGAGGAATTTGTTTTTTGGGGATTTTTATATTAAAACTGTAGAGTGTAATTTTTTGTTACTATAAAGTGTAACATATGTATCAAAATGTTAATCTTGCCAAGTATTGGTATCAACTATTTGATGAATTTTTGTTGGAATGATATTTAGACCTGAATCATTAGTTAATAATAGTGTATTTTGATATTCTGACCAATCTACATTAAATCGTTTATCTAAAATACCATTATTTTTACTTCTAATCACTTCATTAAGTGCATTAATCGTATATAAAGTGTTTGTTTGTTTTTTTCTATGTAGTGAAATAGTATTATGTATATTTGTATCAAAATCATCTATTAATTCAATATTATAAGTACATATTAATTGAGATGAATCATTCACATTATTAAAAATATAAACCTTATTATATAATATCTTATTACAAGATATAATAACATCTAAAGTTTCATTGAGACGAGATTGTCTCGTAAAAGTACATAAAAGTTGGGTTCTCATTTTAGGTTAAACCTTTTTCCCTTAACTGTTTAATTGCATCATTATGCCATTTGTATACAGTTTGAAGTTTACCCATTTTACCAGTCTTTGTTCTTAATCTTTTTTCACCAACTAAAATCCGTTGATTATCTTTAGTAATCAAATATACATTTCGGGTTTCACCAGTAGTTCTACCTTTCATAGCACCACCCGAACCCTTTTGTGATTGAGTTTCAAATTCGAAACGAGATACAAAATCCTTTCTCTCTGATGTTCCAAAAACATCTCGAAGTACTGAACCATCTACCGATACACCGCCATGATTGGTCTCAAATAAACCTGGATATTTATGTACACCTCTATCAGAATTAGGATTCATTGCCTCTAAATGAAATTGTTCCCAAACAGTATTTCCTTCCATCATTTGACCTAGTGTAATTTCTGGATCACTTGATATTACAATTTGATTAAGTTCATCGAAATGTGCTTTTTCTTGTTCTGCATATTCTTCTCTAATCTTCTCTATATCTCCATATGTATCAGGTGAACCCTCTTCTCTATATTTAGCGTTAATCCTATCCATTAGAGTATCTTCATCATCCGTAGATGTGATTAAATTATTCTCATCATATTCAACACCAATTTTTTCTGCTCTTTCTTGTGGTGTATCACTCATAAATGTAAAGAAAGCTCTTAATTGTTCTCGTTCCTTATCTACATCAGATAATGAATCCCAATTTTCTTTTGCAGAATCACTTAGGTAATTTTGTAATTTTCCTTTAGGTGGTGAGAACTTTTTCTTAGTAGCATCCTTCCATTTGGTTGAGGTTTTTTCTACTACTTTTTTACCAGCTTTATCTGTGGTTACTTTACCTGTAGAATCTCTATCTTCTTTGATATTTGTTAATACCCCATCTAAAGTTGAATCATCCATTTTTGTAAAAAATTCACCTGCTTCTTTTTGAACTGTTTTTAATTTTGCCTCGGTATTTTTTAAATTCTCTCTATGTTCATCGTTTTGTCCAAATAATTGTTCTCGTTGGTCATCATCTATTTTTCCATCTTCATGTAACTTGTTTATAACATTATCAAGTTCTTTTACTTCTTTATTTACAGATGATTGTGCAGTTATTGCATTCAAACTATCTTTATCAGAATGAAAATGCATTATTACATCACCACTCTTTGGGTCGGTTACGAATGTAGCAGTATCGGATGGGTTTTGTCCACCTCCAGATGCTTTGATTAATTCTATTGCATCATCACGAGGAATTTCATATTTTTTACCATCTTCATCTACTGAGTATATTTTAGCACCCTCTGGCATCTCAGTTATGTTATCTTCCATTTTTTGTAAGGAATCTGAATGTCCATAAAAGTGATTTATTTTAGGTTTTTTAATTCCAAGTGCCTTTGCACTTTTGACTGCTTTATCATGTTTCCTTCTACCCGCACGAACCGTATTTAATGTTTTGGAATATAATGCTTTATTTTTAGAGTGTTTTTCAGGTACATCTTTTGCCTTGATTCCCAACCCTGCAGTTACACTACTACCACTATTTTGTTGTGCAAGTTTAGTATCACCAAATTGTTCAATTAATCTATCAGTAAGTTCTTCATCTGATAATCCTGGTTCAAGTTCTAAAATATTAGCAACCTCACCACTCATAATTTCATTCCACATAGAACCTGCGTTACCTGGTGCTGCTTTAAATATGGTTTTACCATTTTTATCTTTTACCTCACCATATCCATATTCTAAACCTTTTTGTTTTATTTCCCAGTCGGTTCCTTTATCTTGTAATATCTTACCCTTTTCGTTTGGATATGAGGTTGTGGTTACATTATCAACCTTAGATTTATCAGCAGGTTCACCAGTCTCTTTATTACCATAATAATATTCTCCGCCTCGTGGTCCTTTTAATATTTTAACACCAGCTGGTGCATTTCCACCTGGCCAACTACCTCTATATACTTTATCGGCTTCAGTTAATCTGTTCATTAATTCACTTCTTGATTCAAAATCCACACCATAATTTACTAAAATATTATTTAAAATATCAATATGTTTAGAATTTTTTACATCTGGCATACCGTTATCTACACGATATGACCATTCAAGTAATAATTTATCTATAATCTTATCCATCTATTGTTATCTCACCTTCTCTTGTGGTATACCACTTACGAAATTGTGCTGGAGTTCCAATTGTTATTTTACTTTCATCCACATAGGATAACAGGTCTTTTTTGTAAGACTGGTCATCATAATTATCGTTTTGAAAGTAATAATCTTCCCAAACCCTTTTCAATACAAATACATCTTTGACCTTAACATTGTAGATTACTATCTCATTCCACCAAGCAGATGTTTTCTCTGATGGTTGTGTGATACTTTTTATCACATCTTTTTTATGTTTTTTTAGTAATCCATTTGTAATATCTATGTATTTTTTAATATGTTTATTGACAACAGGTCCTAATTTTTTCTTGATTTTCGCCATTACTTCGGTATACCGTAAACCTTCATTTGCAGGGTCATTCTCAACTTCATCTGCGATTTCTTGTTCTATATCTCTCCATTCACTTGAATCTGGCATCTTTGCTCTTTGCATAGCACTTCTTACAATCATTGGGTCATTATCAAATATATATCTTCCCATTACCCATCTACGACCCATTTTATCTGGTACTGTATCAAAATCCATATACTGTCTTGCCAATAACAAACCCTCAACATGAAATATTACACCACCACTACCAGTCTGTACTCCACGACCTTTTGCAAGTTGAGATGATTTATTTGCTTTGGTAAATGTTGAAATTGATTTCTTTTTGCCGAGTATATCTTTTAAGGTCTTGATATGGTTTGGGTCTGTGACATGAAATGCATTAATTGGTATCTTGCCAATTATTTGTTCCATTGTCTTTGGATAAAGTGGAACATAGTTTTGTGTAAGTGTCCAAGTGAGGGAATCTCTTGTATGAGCAGGATACCACTTATCATTTAAATTTGAACCATACATGGTTTCATTTAATAAATCTTTTAATTTTATCATTTAATTTCCCCATTCCACGGTATAATTTTCACTGGTAAATTATATCCTAATGCTATACCCAACATCAGTCTTGTGTTTCCCCCTAATAAATATAAAGAATCTTTTTTATCCTTCACTACGAGTGGTGGTGGAAATTTAACCTTTTTTTTCAACCCATCCAAGATACTTTTATAATTTTTTTTATATTTCTTTGATAAATTTATTGCAGTTTTTAATTTATCATCTGAATTCATAATATTATTTACATCAGAATTTTGTAAAGATTTCAGCTCACTATCACTCAAAAATTCATGTGATGAGGTTTTAATATCACTAATCCCATCATCTTTATCTTTCCACATTTTTGGTAATTTACCCTTAGTGTACTCATTGGAATGATACTCTTCTACTTCATCCATTATTTCATCCATCGTGTATGGTCTAAAATTCTTGTAATTTTTAAGTGATTCAAAAAGTATTTTTTTAAGTTCAATCACTTAGTTTCTCTGTTATCTCTTTCATATCGTGATAATTATCTCCCATATAAACTCTGGTTGGGAACTTACCATCCCACTCTAATATCTTTTTTACATCTTTTAAATATTTCAACCCATCTTTCTTGTAATCAAAATCAAATAGAAATGCATCGTAATTATAAAGAACTATTTTACTTTTATAATCACCCATTTTCCATAATAATCTATCCAATGTATCAATATTTTTTTCTGTCTCCATCAACTGAATCATATAATTAAACAACTTATTAGGATTCATATCAGAGAGAATTTCCCTATTTATTACTCTCTTATAAATATCAGAAACTATCTTTTTATCTCTTTTCCAATCAAACCAGAGGTTTTTTATGTACTTATCCACTTTACTAAAAAAAGGGTTAGATTTCATATCTTCAGTTATACCACCATATAGATATTTAAATGTTAATTGTTTACCATCATCGTAACTCAATCCATATGAATCTGCAAGATGTTGGTGTACATTACCCTTTGGAAACTCATAACCTATTTTTTCACCAATCAATCGTGGGTGATAAGCATCATAATCAAATTCTACTAACACTCCATTTTCAAATCTACTAATAAATTGTTTTCTACTACCATCTTTTTTATTTAATGCAGCAAAATTCATACCACCAAAACGATTACTTGGTCTACCTGTACTTGTAAATGGATTATATTCGGAATAAACTATACCATTAGTAGTATGTATTCCATTACTTTCTACTTTGGATAAAACTTCTAAGATGGATTGGTCATGATACCCATAATCTTCAACATAGTCCATCAACTCACTTGATACTTTTTCAAAATATTCTGCATGTTTTACTAAAGGTATAACATCATTTATATTTTCTTTATCATAATGTGTTCTGTAGTACCATTGATGTGAATTTGTTAAGTGTTTATCAAAATCATATGGTTTATTTGTTTTCATATAATGACACCAATTTAAATCTATAACACTACAAAAATCATCTGTATCCAACATTGAATTATGCTCGAATGATTTCATATCACTAACACATACTTTGTTATCCACCTCAACATTATCTATATAACCAAACTTTTCATTGTGATTGACTGGTACAATATATTTTTCAAAGGGGGTCATAATGTAAAAACAAGACACTCGATTATTTTTAGGATGTTTATTTACATCCGAAAATAATTGTAGATAAACAAATGTGGAAGTCCTCATTTGCCGTTTTAAAGAATCCCATTTCTTTTGGGAATTAACTATAACCATTGAATTTATTTTTACTACTTTTTCATATCTATAAGAGATAAATATCACTCCATAACTTAGTTGTTTCTGGAAAAGTTTCTAACATTATCTCTTTCAAAGTCTTTGCATAATCTTGTATCTCTACTTGTGATGTTGGTTCATCTCTCAACTCAATAAAGTTCATAATACTTTGAAATGATGCAGTCCACCAAACTTTTGTATAGACTGTGAGTGGTAAGATACTACGAGCTTGTTCTTTCGCCATTCCTCGTTTCAACATTTCTTTGTATGCTTGAATAGAAGTATCTTGTGCCATATTCCATAATAATTTGGTATTCTTTTGGTCATCTATTAAACCATCACTTGCTTGTTTGTTATCATCACTTTGTTTTCTGAACTCTGTTGGTTCATAGAACTCATCATATGGAACATACCTACCACTTATCTCATTCCATGCGTGGTCTTTAGTGGGGTGGTTAGATGTTGTTTCAATACCAACGACATGTTTGTACCATTGTCTCATAACAAACTCTGGTGCTTTAATTATAAACATACAATGTTGGTGTCTAAATGGTGAAAAGTGTTTGTGTTTTATTAAAAACTTTGATAATTTTCTATCTTTATCTTCAAATTTATCACTTCTACCCCCAAATGATACTCGTGCTGCATTTACTGGTGTTAAATCATCACCAAGTGTATCAACTAATTCTATATAACCCTTATCTAAAACCTTTAATTTCATGCGGATGCCCTTTTGGAGATTTCCTGTCTATACTTCTCCATGTAGTTTTGAATATACTTTTGTTTCTTTGAATTATTTATAAATAGAGTAAAAATTTTCCATAATACAAAATAATATATATTTTTTAAAAAATTAATAATCACCAACACCCAAATTGATACCTGCTTCTAAATTTGTAGTACTTCGTTGTGATGTATCACCTACACCAATTGAAAGACTTGGATTTTCTGGTGCATTAGGCCAATCTACTGCAATTTTCAAACCAACCCATATATTATTTTTAGTCATACCATTATTTAAACCTTGTTCTGTATTTACTCGTAATATATCATCCCACTTTACACCATACATTTTTTCTATTTTAGTACCCGTATCACCAGATTTAACTACATGCCATTGTCTTGGAAAACAACCCCATCTTAAGTAAAATGACATATCCCATTTATCATATTGTCCAGGTTCTGGCCATCCATTTGATAACCAACGAGGTCCTCTTTGTTCACCATCTTTAAGTGAAGAACCTGAACCAGCTCCACCACTATATATTTTTACATCTTGTTCATACCACCTTTTATATGGTGTAGCAAACCCACCAACTGGAGGTTGTGCAGCTATCTTATCCCAATTACTTGTTATGATTCGTACATTATTTGTCCTATATGGTCCATTTGGTAAACCAGAGAACATATTTATATCTTCCGTAATACCAAAAACATATTGTGAGGGAATTGGAAAAAATCCAAATTTTAATTTAGTCCTATCAGGTTTTGGTGGTGCCTTCTTTTTAGGCGTTTCCTTCGGTGGTGGTTTTATAGGAACTGGTGGTGGAGGAGGTGGAGGAGGTGGAGGAGGGTCCACTTTTTTCTCAGGTTCCTTTGGTTTTGGTTTTGGTTTTTCAACTGGTGTTTCTGGTTGTGGTGGTGGTGGTTTTGGGTCTTCAAGTGTTTCTGGCATTTCATCATCACGAGCTTTAATATTTTCCAACAACCCTTTTAAATCAGGCACCACATTAGCAGTTATCTTAGTATCCCATCCATTAACACTAACTTCCTGGTCTATACTTGTTATCATAAAATTACAAAAATATTGATATATTTTTGGTAAATAATCAATATGAAGATAATCATATACTCGAAGACCTGCTATTCCTTGTATAGTGAATGTTGCCTCTATTGGTATGATTGGGTCTACATCGATTAATGCTTTTTCTGAGTAATTCAATCTGAATAGATGAAGCTTTTCGTAATAGTTTTTTAAATGTCCTACAAGAGAAGACCCATCATCTGGTGATAGGTTTGTAAAATATGGCCCTCTATCATTTTTTGATGTATTAGAATTTTCATTAACATTAGGTTGGCCAATATTGTTATTTGAAGTTGTAAGGTTAATCATTTTTCCATCCAACTCTACATCACGAGTTTTATTCACTTTAAGTGCTAAATCTCGGTCTTGGTCTTTATCAGGCTTTATTTGATTTGAAATATAATCTTCATCATCGTATGGATGTCTCATACCTTTCATAATTCCATCATAATATCCCTTGAGAGTTTCACCCCTCATTTCGCTAATGGCTTTATTTTGAAATAAAGACAAACCAATTGTATTTAAATCGGTTAAATCACCACTTAACTTAAAACCTGTTTTAGTAACATCTGTGTTTGAACTTGCCATTGCTGCACTTGCCAATGCATTATTTATTTTTACTTGTATGTTAAATTCTTTAAACAAGGTATTTGCTTGAAAATTTGGAAACACAAATACTTTTGAGGGGTCTTGCTTAGTAGATTTCATTGATGGGTTTCTAAATGGATTGGTAGTGTTTACTCGTTCAGTTCGGTGTCTTAAATCTACAATTGCAAGTTTACCAGTATTTCCTTCAGATTGTAGTATTTTAAATTCAAAATATCCACCATACATACTACTAACAGTATTCCATAGTTTTGTAATTGCAGATTTTAAATCTCTTGCACCCTTGAATTGTTGCCTAAAAAATTCTAAACTAAATACGATATTTCTTATAACACCATTATTTGTAAAAACCATTTCACCTTTACCTTTACCCTCTTGTTTTTGGAACCCATAAAACGGGTCTAAATCCCTCTGTACATTTCCAAAATTCCAATATGGTACTAATTCTCGGTTTCCGTCTCCAGAATTTTCATGAACTTGACCATTTAATATTACATGGTAATTCATAGTGATTGGCTTTCCTTGTTTACCATCAGCTCGGCCACTTCCATTTCTACATAGATTTGGTACTTCCTCTTCCCCATCGGTTAAAAACTCTATATTTTGACCACTATCAAAACCTGGAGAATCTATTAAGAATTGTTTTAAGAAATTTTGATAATCACTTGAATCTGGTTCAGGTGGTTGATGTGTACTTCTAATAAATGCAATTTCTTCACCCTCATCATTTATTAATCCAAAAAATCTATTTAAAAGTTGGTCTTCTATAAATCCCCAATTCATATAGTATTGTGGCATATTTTTTGCTTTTGCTGTAGTTGGTACTTTTGTAACACCAGGTACATTATTACTTATTTGACTATCAAGAAATTCTTTCAATATATCAGTTGATTCATTCTCATCTTTATATAAGAATGTTTCCCAAGTTTTTTGTGCTTTATAAAATCTTTTGTTAAAATCATCTACAGTTTCAGTTATTGGCTTACCTTCATCATCTTTAAGATTTTGTTGTGGTAGTTTTGGTACCGTTACTGATGTTAAATCTTTTTTCATATTCATCATCGTGGTTCCTAATGAAACTATCTCAGTAGTACAATCGTATTCACCATTTCTACCTGCTTGAAAATTAAAATTTTTCACAACACCCACTATACAATTATAACTTCCATTTGATTTTAAAACTTGATTTTGAACATTTTTATAATACCTTAAAAATTCTTCCTTGATTTCAGCATCGGACCCAATTGGTTTAAAAGGTACAATATTTTCACTTGGTTGATTCCAACCATACTCAATCAGTATAGTTCTTCCGTGTTTTAAAAATGCCTCTTTATATATATTAAATTCTTGTAGGTTATACAACTTCCAATTCATTGTGGTATTTACTGATTTATAAGATTGTGTTGATGATTGAATCGAAATAATACCAGATGGTGGTCTATATGGATTCGTAAAGACCTTTTGAGAATCGGGTCCTTCTAAATTACCACCTCTTGAAAAACTAGCAATTGATAATGGAGAATCAGCTAAAGAACTATCCTCATCTAATCTAAATGGAGTACCATTATCAAAAGCAACCATTGAACCATCACTTCGTATAGTGTAATCAATATACATGGCTGAAAATGCTCTTGCCCAGCAGGTTTTAGTTAAAATTTCTTCGTATGGGTTACCAGGTTGTTCAACATTTACTTGTGTTGATAGTGAATCATCAAGATTTGATGAGATATTATCTCGATTTAATGAATCAATTCGTTTAAAAAGAGTTTTTTGAATTCTTTTATCAATTGGTTTATATACCAACATATTACAACTCCGTTGAATTCAATCGTTCTAACTCTGATAAGATATCTGTAATCTCAGTTGGGATAACCAAATAAACTGCTACAGGACAAGCAAGTGAACCTTTAAAATGTCTTGGATTTGCCCTTGCTATAATCCACCATAATGTTGAATCGTTATAATAAATATGAGCAAGAGTATCCCACCTATCTCTTTCTTGTGTCATATAAATTTCATCAGAGTTTTTAGGTTTTATTTTAGGATAAATAGTATTTCTTCTAAATCGTTTACCATCTGTATCCCTTAAAATTTTTGTATACTCGTATCTATTCATAGTTTATTATCCTAATCCACTAAAACTATCTAAAACATCATCATCAGGTATAGCCGACCTATCAAAATTTTGTAAATCTAAAGCTTGTTTCATTTGTGAATTAAATGATTCATGATTTTCCTCTAAAAACTTTTTTCCAAGTCCTGTTCCATCATTATTTGCAGCCTCTTTTGCTTTTGCTATAGCAGCCTCATCAACTTCTGTCATGTTATCAGTTAAACCTTTTATCGATGCTTTTCTTCTCATCTCACCAACTTTTCTACTTGTTTGAACTTCAAATGAACCATCTGGCCTAAAATTATTATCAAGGTTTGCATCAGCAGCTGTGAATACAAAATCTTGTTTTCCATCTTTATTTTCTGCTAACCTTGGGTCTTTAGTGAATGTACCGAAACCATCACCTAATCCTTTATTTTGTAACCAAGGCACATCATAATGTTTTCCTGTCATTTGTGGTAAGTGTTTACCAATGTATACAAATTCACAAGTAACTGTAAATACTTGTGGTATTTGAAACGAATCATTAGTTTCCCAAGTCACATTTTCCTCAACAGTAATGGTTATATTAGAAAAGTAACCTGGTGTATTATAAAACATATCACCAATTGTTAAATTAACATACGGAGATATTGGTCTTTTTTCCTCATCCCCAAGATTAGAACGAAATGCAGGATATGCTAATCCTACAAGATAATTCATCTTTTCTTGTATGATGGGTATCTCTTGTTTTGTAAATGCAGCAACTCTAAAATCAAAACTAATATTTCTGTTCGTACCTGTATAAATATGAACTGCATCTGGTCTACCAATATATCTATCTTGTTGATATTCTGCATTAACATTATCGGTTAAATTACCTAAATGTGCTGGAAATATTAACCATTTACCATTAATTGCATCTCGTATTCTAAATTTAATAAAATCTTTGTATGGGCCAGTAGTACTATCTTGATTACCAATCGGTTCAAATGTATGTAATGTTCCGAATTTTAAAGCCGATGATAAATCACCATATTTACCACCATAAGGTACTTGTAAAGTATTATGTACACCAAGACCATATAGACTAAATGTATCTGTTGAATTTACTTGACCTTTCCAATTTTTATGAAATACATCTGCATTCTGTTTTATTCGTACACCATCTAGCGGAACTTTACCTGTTAAACTATTATAAAAATCAGATACCGCGTTTCCAATATCACCTATAACACCCTCATCCTTTTGTGCTGTCTCATGTAGTAGAAAAGATGCATTTGCTCCAATTTCTACACCATCGTCTTTTGTAACTTCTTCATAATAAGTTGAAGTGGTGAATTTTGTTGGATTACCAGTTGCACCCTTTACTGCTGCTGCAGCATTATTTGCAATTGTATCTGCCGCACTACCGATAACAGTTGCAAGTGCATTTTTTCCTTTTTTTATAGATATTCCAGGTGAATCAAAATGTCTTCCGTTTATAGATATGGATTCTGCAAGTGAACCAAGTATAGAGAGTGGATTAAATGCTTTTGTAAATCCATATTTATTCATTCCCTGCATGGTAACTTGTTTTCCGATAAAAGAAATTCCTGCTGGTGATGCAAGAAATGCCAATATTCTACTTACATCCGCACCAAGACGTCTAAATTTTCTAGCTGCTTTTGCAGTATAGGTATCTGCCGATACTGGTGAATCTTGTGGTAGGTTTTTTTTACCTTTGAAGTTTTCATTTGGGCCCAACTCACTATAAGGTATATCATCATCTCCTAATTCATCATAAGTTTTTGCATCAACTTGAGCAAAACTTGGTGGGAAAATACTCTGTTGTTCTGCACCAGGCATATTTGTAAACGCCTCTTGTACTTGACCAATGTTTTGAGTTTGAGTTGTACGAATTGTAGCAGAGTTATTTAAACCAACCTTTGACCAATCAGTATTTAATAATCCATCAGAGTCTGATTGAAAATCATATCTAGCTTTTAATCCCTCATCTGGTTGACCAGTATCAGTATCGGTTGTTCCACCTGTCCCACCTTCGGGTAGTAATTCATCTTCTGGAGGTATTGGCATCCTCTAATCTCCCAATATCAATCTATCGATTGAATCTCTTGTTAATTTGTTCTGTGTTACAAGTTCTCTGAGAACTTGAGTTTGTGTTTTTTGATTATCAATTATTGTTGTATTATCATCATGTACGACTGCAGTATTATTTTTAACTTCACTTTCTTTTTCTAAATTTAAATGTCTGTTAAGATTATACATATCCAATCCGATTGCCGCTACGGTACCAATTTTTGGTATAAAACTAGCCAATGCAGATAAAGTTTCTATACCTGCACCCACAAAATCACCTTTTCCTGCATATGCACCGATACCACCTAACCTAAGTGCAGTTCCTACACCAAATGGCATGTATTTACCAGCAGTTTTCGCAGCACCTTGAGTCATCATCTTTTTACTCAAACCCTCCAGTGATTTGAATCCAGGTCCTTTCATACCTGGTAATTTAAATCTACCACTTTTGGTTTGATATGCATTATCTAAGTTTGGTGTAGCAGGAACCTTTCCTCCCCCACCTCTAAACATATTCATAATTGCACCACCTGTTTTAGATAATCCATATGCTCCTAAACCTAATCCACCAAGAGTCATACCCCCAAGTTTTAATGTATTCATGGGGTCTGTAACAAGTTTAGTGGGGTCACTTAAAACACCACCCATTGGCCCATCAAGTTTATTAATTAGGTTGGTAATAGTAGTGTTTAATGAGTTTAATCCACTTGAAAGATTATCAAATCTTGTAGCTAATTCCATCTGTGCTTTTCCAGCCTCATCAAGTTTCTCTTTACTAAATAAAGATTCATAACCTGCCCTATCACCTGCTTTTAACATTCTAATTGCCTCTTCAGCATCAAATCCAAATGTATCTCTAAATTGTTTTCTTGCTAATCCACCAAAACCCATCATATCTGCTCGAGAAAATAAATCTTTGTTTAACATACTTTGTATTGTACTCATCAACTCAGGTAAATTACCACTAATTGATGCCATAGATGCTCTCATAAATTCATCACCTAAATCAACACCAAGTAATGTGGATAAATTAAAAGAATCTTCTATGGCATTTGGAAAATCCATAAATTTATCAGCAAGTTTTGCAACAGTACTTAAACTCAATCCTAATTTTCTAGCTTGCATTGATGCCCTAAACATTGCATTTTGACCCTTTACACCAAAATCTGCAAATAACTGAGTATTACCTGCAACATCTTCCATGATTTTACCAAACTCTAATTTATTTACTTTTGCAAGTGAAGCTTGCATCATCAGAAAACTTCTAGCCGATTCTTCTGAGGCACCTTCGGTTACCATTAAATTTTTTGTAATCTTTGCTATATCTTCAACTGTTGCACCAGTTAGTTTACTAAGTACAGTAAAGTTTATTGCCAATTTATCAATATTATCTACTAAACCACCAAAATTATCTGCAATTGCAGAAAAACTTTTATCTAAATCAAAACCAAAAAAACCTAATACTTTACTTGCACCCATAGTTTCAATTCGTAATTGTGCCATCTGGTCAAAACTACCCTTTAAATTTTCTTGTAATACTTTTGCATTAGATACAATATCCTTCATTAACATTGCAAAACCAACTAATGCACCACCCACAATAGCAGTAATTGCACCTTTCACAGTCAATAGTGATTGACCAAGTGTTATTGCAAGTGAACTGATACTTCTCATAGTTCCACCTGCAAGACCCAAGGTTTCTGCAGTTTTCTCTCCTATCTTTTGTTGCATTTGAGCAGCACCTGCTGCTTTAGAATTTAATTTATATAAATCTTCTGCTTCCTTTTTCTGTTGTACTAATAATTTATACTCATCACCCTCTATATCTATTCCTTTTTGTTTTAATTTATTTAATTGAGTTTCAAAGCTTTTAATCTTTTTTCTATTCTGTAATATATCATAAGTGAGTAAATCTTCTGCCTTCATTTCACCCGCACTCTCGGCTTTTAACTCAACAATTTGGCGTTCTAATTTTATTGCATCAGTTAATACATCTTTTTGTTGTCGTAATGTCTGTAATTTATCTAACTCAGCTTGTTTATTTTTATTAGATTCATCATTAACCCTTTTTATCTGGTCTGCTATCTTTTTTTTGATTTCTGCTTCTTGTAAGGCTAAATCAACAATCTTTTGCTGCGTTTGTCTGGCATCTTCTGCCATTTAGAATCTCCTTTAAGATTATAAACCTAAACTATCTTCGTACGCACTTCTAATACGATTGGGATTATTTTTCAAATCCTTTAAGAACTTTGCAACTTCTTTATTTCGAGATTTAGCAATCTTGTTAATCTTCTTATCAGTTATACCTTTAGCAACTGCTATTAATCTGTCCATAAAAGATTCATGTATGTTTTTATCTTTTAATTTCTGTATTTGATTTTCATTAAATTTATACATTTCGGTTTCCTATTGCGATGAGATTATCACATAAATAAATATCAAAAAAATGAATTTTATCTTTTATTCATCTTTTCTAATTCTTTATTTTCTTTGTCACGAGCAATCTTCATTTTATCCAAATGAAACATTCTCATTGGAATAGGCATATTGTATAATTCGGTAAAAGTATAACCCTTACCATGATATACCATTGTGAATATGGAGTTGTGTAAATCTTCCTTATAGGATGGAGTCAGGCCAAAAAAATCGTACCCCTATTGGTATCTCTACCTTATGGGGTTCTCCTATCTGACTTGTATATTCTTGTTCAAATATAATATTTGGTTGAATTTTAGCAATATAGTTTCGTAATGCTCGTGCATCTCTTGCTAAAAACTGATTATCAACAAAATTAGTTATTGTTTCAACACTCGTATCACCATCAATAGAAGTTATCTGATGTTTCCATCTTGTTGTTAATTCACTTTTAACACCAGTCATCTCTTCATATTTTTCAAGTTGTTTAAGTTCTTGTTCTATTGCTTGTTCATCACGATGTGTTAATAATTTAAAAGTTATTTTTCGTTTAGTTGTAGGTAACTCAAATTCTACATTATTACCATTTTTAAACAACTTCTCATCTATATATGTAACATCCAATTTTGTTAAATCAAAAGAATGTTCGACTTCTAAACCAGTGTCTGGGTCAGGTATGGTGACTGGGTATTCTGGTCCATAACCTAAAACTCTTGTACCTAACATTAGTGCATTCTTATCACCCACAAATAAATCATCTAATTTTACCTTTGGGTTTGCGATAACACTACTTAATAGTTTATCAATAACTATACCCTTTTCAATAAGATTAGTAGAGGTAAGTATATCCTCTTCTCTTGCAGTCATGTATCTAACTTCTATTTCTCCACTCCGCAAAGGACTATCTTCAGGATACAAAATACCTTTTGTAGGCAAAGATAATACTTCAGTAGGGAATGAACTTTGCTGTTGTTGTTCAGCCATTATATTCTCCTAAGAATTGTAAATTAAAACCATATGTATATAACTATTAATTAGTTCTTTGTAAATGTACTATTTTTTTCCAAATTTTTCTGCTGCAGTTACACCTAAGCCCACAACTGATATGTACATAAAACATTCTAATATTTTATCTTTTACTTCAAATGCAGAAAAGGTATCAGCACCCCAACTACATATTAACATAAAGAAAGATAAAAAGCCGACTGTTCGTTTCGAGGATATTTTTGCATCACTCGATAACATCTCATGTAAAAACCCCATTTTTTCTCCTTAGTATTCTAAGATAGCGTAATCGTAACGAAGTGTTAAACTTATATCAGCCACATCCGTTCCATTTGCAAAATCTAAATCGTTGAAATTAGCAGTTTGAATAAAGGCACCCACAAGTTTCCATTCTTCAACAACATCTCCAACTGGTCCTAATAGTTGAAATTTGATTTCTTTCTTATAGAAATCTGAGTACCCGTCTCTACCAGATACAGATTCATGATGTAATCTTACCCACTCCATAACTGCCTGTGCACCTGATGGAACAATTGGGTCATAGAGAGAAACTTCTAATGGTTCCCAAGTTGCTTTTCCTTTCAAATACCTCTTAACATTAATATGATTAAGTTCGATTTCTTCAAATGTTATCTGTGGTCTGTTTGCCGTTTTGACAAAATACGCAGGAATTTCACCTATATACATCGCAAACCGATTTTTCGTTTTCGGTTCAAACTCTTTAAAAAATACTTTATCTGTTGATAGTATTGCCATCTACATTCTCCTAATAATTAAACATGGCTGTTAATTTCATTTTCAATAATAAATATCAAATTTTTAAAAAAACGATATATTGAGTGCATATATTAATGACTTGTTTTTAGAAGTTTTTTAGAAGTTTTTTTATATAAAAAAAGGGGCCCAAAAAGAGCCCCTTTAATCATTACATTTCCTAATTACTCAGGAAAAGCAGCACCAGTAGGTTGTATTATAAAATCCAATACAATGAACTCTGCAGTTCTTGTTGGTTGGATAAATATTTGTCCTACTAACTGATTTCTATCAACAACATCTGCGGTGTTATTACTTTCATCCATAACTACTTTGAAAGCACTTAAACCACTATTTTGTTGAACACTATTTAAGAATGGATTCACAATATTTAGGAATCTATTTCGTGTAGTATCAGTATTCTGTTCGAATAGTAAGTACCTTGAAGAAGAAGCAATAAACTTACGAAGTCTAATTAACAATCTTCGTACATTGATTCTATCAAGTGCACTTGCTTTACCTTGTAAGGTTTTCTGTCCAAACACCACAACACCTTGACCTGGGAATGATGCAATAGGATTAACCCTACCACTATACAATTCATCCCTCTCGGTATGTGTTAATCTAGTCTTTGCCTGAACAACACTGTTCAACCCACCACGATTCAATCCAGCAGGTGCAAACCATTCATGTGATACACTATCGGTGAAACTAATTACACCAGGTATCACTACTGATGGTGGAACCCAAACTGGTAATGCAGTTTCCCCATCGATTATTTGGACCCATGGGTAATATGTACCAGCATAATTAGTATCAAGTGAATTAATATCAGATACCGCATCGCGTACACTTCTATCTGCAGATGAACCATCCATAACATAAAAAGTATCAGACCTTGCCTCTGTCTTAGATATGGCATGATTTGTTACTTCAGAGTGTTGTTGATGATTAACACCAGGTATTGCTAAAAGATTGATATCAAATTCATCAGGATTACTAACTGCATTGATTGCTCTCTTATACACAATTGAACCACTTGCTGAAGTACTTGATAAATCAAATCCTTGAGTGTTAGTAGAAGTAATATCTGTGTATCCTGCTTTTAATGTAGTTGGGTTATCTCCATCAAATCCACCTTGAAATGGTACGAGAAACTTTCTCTGACTAACAAGTGAATTAGATAAAGTAATTGTAGTTGAACCATTAGCTCCATTTGCTGCATCTGCATGTCCAAACATATTCTCCATCTTGAAATCAACATTACCATTAGATTGAGAAAGTGCAGGTAATACATCTAAGTATTCTTGATTTGTTGTATCTGAAAAGTTGAATCCATAAGCAACATTTGCATCATATGAACCATTACTATTAGTTTGTTGTATTTTAAAACTAGCAGTTGGAATATTGGTTGAACCAGTAATAGGTACTTTAACAGCTTGAAATCCAAATGGAAGTACCGCAGGGTCTATACCTTCTATTACATCATATTGACACAATCTAATGTGAGTAGATTTATTTGGCCAATCACCATTATACGATAATTTTCCATTAGAATCTATTGTGATATGTCTATCTCCAATCTTCTTAGGTAAATAATCGTTTGATAACGGGTCAAATGTACAATTAGTGAATGCAGGTTCTGCTTCTTGACCATCTCTTGAAGAATCATCTTTATCATTTATTAAAACTCTTAAAGTGAAATTACCATATTTTGCACCACCACCAACTTCTGCAGGTGTTTGTACATCAGAAATCTCAATTTTATATTGTTCATTTACACTTGTACCATGTGAACGAGTTTTTATTTTGAATAGATTCTTTGCAGAACTACCAACTATTTGTGATTGTATAAATGGTGTTGTTGCTTCAGAATAATCTTGTTGAAAATTTGTAGAAGCAGCAGCTGATGCAGATAATGAACCCGATAAAAGTCCAGTAATTGGGGCAAGAGCTCCAGTTGCATAAGAGTTAGCACCAGCAATAGTTCCACCTAATGAGGCTGCATCAAATCCACTCACCATTATTCGTGCATCTCCTGCTAATCTTGAAACTTCAGCATCTGTATTATACTTTTCAAAATGTTTGTAAACATAAATTGGTGTATCGACTGTTTGTGGGTCTTCGGTAAAAACCTTAGTTACATACAAATTAGATGCAGGATTTAACGAAGCACTATAAGTTGTGTTTGTACCATTACCGAGTTGAATAAGTATATTTCCATCACCAACACCAGTAATTACAGTTTCTCCTGCTCCACCTAAATCATATGAACCACTACCACGAGATGGTTTTAGTACTGCACCAATTTTCATTGGTGAAGTATAATCATCACCTGTAGCGTTTCCTGCAACACTACCACTATATCCCAAATAAATTTCGGAATCTCTATATCCACCGATTCCCAATACTCTAACGATTGTTACCGATGGTGCGTTTTTAATATATTCCCTAACTGTATAAGGAACATAAAATCGTTTATCTTCTCCACCAAAAATATTTTTGAACTCACTAAATGTCGTTACAGTAGTGGGAACAAATGCTGGTCCTTTAACAGTTGGACCAATGACTGCAGCACCAATCTGTGCAATACCAGCAGGTAGAAAGGATAAATCTTTTTCTCTGGTAAATACACCAGGGCTTACAATTCTTTCAGCCATTGATTTTCTCCTAATTGATTAAATTTAAAGTTTGAAACTCATTAAAATATAAATATCAAATAAAAATCTCAAAATACATATACTTATAAAAAAAGTCAAGAATTTTCTTTAAATTGACCAGTTTTTACATCCAATGTAACATTACCATATTTAGCAGTGAGTTCATCCATAGTTTCTCTCTCTACTTTTTGTAATTGAGAAAATAAACTCTCCAACTCTATCTCTTTTTCATTAGATTCTTCAAGTTGTCGTTCTAAATTAAGTTTATTTACCTTTACTTGACCAAAAGATGTCTGTAACATTGCAAAATCATTTTGTATACTTTTGAGTTTTTCAAGTTCTTCATCAGTAATAGTATTGATTGATTTTAATTTTGGGTTTTCAGTTTGTTTTGCCATTGTAACTCCTTATATAACACATATAAATATTAAACTTTTTCAGTAAAACTTATTTTTTTAATCGTCTAATTTGTTTTTCTAATTTACTAACTCGTTTTTCTAAATCTTCACATTTTTTCTTATAATCTTGTGGTGGGTGTGAGTTTTCACTTAATTCTTTAATTCCTTCAATCAGTAATGGTATAATTTTATCATATTGAACACCTTTGTATCCATTACCCCTATCCTTTACTGCTTCAGGTATAACTTTTTCTATTTCTTGTGCCAGAACTCCAACATCATGTCCACTATATACTTGTTGGTTTTCGTTCCAATCAAATTCATATCCACCAATTTTACTAATTTTATCAAGTGGACGATGAATATAAGTTATATTATCTTTTAATCGTTCATCAGATGAATTAAACGCTATGATATCACCACTTGCTCTAATTGTAGAACCACTTATATCATTATTGAAATATGCATCTCCACTTTCTGACATATCTAATTTAAGTGCAGTTATTGTTGCTGTATTATCAACACCTTTGAATAATATATCTTTATTATTTATCGCTGATTTGATTACGAAATCAGATGTAGCTATTTTGAATCTACCAAATTCCGTTCCACCATCTTTTAAGAGAATATCAGTCCCATCGGCATCAAGTATAATATCTCCACCAGCATCAATTGTGAAATCAGCTGTTGTTGATACACTTGGTACAGTGGCATCACTACCACTAACTAATAATTTTTTCCAACTTGGCATCTAATTTATCTCCTTATGGTTGGTTACCTTTTGGCCCACTTCCTTGATTGCCACATCAAGGCCAATAAAGTTAATTCTCAACACTATTACCCTTCCATTCCTTTACCTTATCACGAATTTCTGCTGGTGTTTTATCAGCAATATCATGTTGGTTTTTTAGTTTATTAACTGCACTACATGCTAGTGCTAAATACTTTCCAGGTATCATACCTTGTTCAATAAGGTTAAACAAAAATTCAATTTCTTTTCGTGTCAACCTACAAAATTCTGTGGTAATATCTACATTACCACCTTTACGCGTAATCGCCATAAGTAACCTCGTTATTTATGTGTATACCCAAACACTTCCATTATTATTTATTGCCATTTCTCCCACACCATATTCACTATCACCATCGACTGGTGCATCATCATCACCAAGTAGTTTTACAGTCACAACATGCTCTAATGATGTTACCGCAGTTGCATCTGCTGCAATACTTTTTGCCACAGACCATCGTTCATCATTAATATCATGATATAATGCAGAACCACTATCTACTACTGAACCACTCTGTACAATCAACCCACTATCTACATTTGAGGCTGCTGAACCAGTTGCAGTAAATATAAATGCATCACCTACACTTAAATTTTGACTTGATACAATACTTTGAGAACCTTTTACTGTAAGGTTTCCTGCGACTGTTAATCCAGTCGTATCCAACCTCAACCCTTCGGTTGCACCAACATCAAAAATAATTTTATCATCAGTCGTGAAATCAATAGTGGTATCATTTGCAGCACGACCAATAATTAAACTCGTATTATAAATAGTTTGTATGGATGTTTGTGCAGCTGCATTTGCAGCTGTAATTGTCACATTATTACCATCATTTGTTGCAGTAATATCCCCACCTACAAAATCAAAACTCGATACTGCAGTTGTAATATTACTACCTTCTTCTTTAACAATAATCGGACTACTTGTTCCACTAAGTCCACTACCATCTCCTGTAAAAGAACCAGTAAATGAACCTGTCATCTGTGTCCCAGCAACAGTAGAGTGATTTATTAAAGTTCCTGTCAAAGCACCAACTGGTCCACCCACTTCAATCGTTTGAAGATGTGCGGTAGAACCAGATACAAGTACTTTTCTCCATTCTGACATAAATTCTTTCCTAAGTTAAAAGACTTATTTCCTTTATATAAATATTAGCTAGGTGAGTTTTCATAACCTAAGTACCATTCATCCGATGTTGAACCACTATACATCAATCCACCTGCTATAGCAGTTGGTGTGGAACCCGTTACCCTACCAAATACTAAAACTTTATCTTTTCTACCTCGAAGAACTGAATTATCATCGGTATCAACGAAATTAAATAGTGTTCCAGCACCTGCAGTTGCTTTTAATGTCCATGTTGAACCAGTAAGTTCATTGACAGCACTTGTAGAATTCCAAGTTGTACCATTATATTGAAATGCAGTTGCATCAATTGCACCCGATACAGAACCACTCAAACTCGTAGAACCAACTGCCTCTACCTCTTCAGATGAAAATGTATTATTTAAATTTTGAACAAGAGTAGCATTTATAGGTTGTCCACCTACTGCAATTGTATTTGCAGTTACTTCAACTCTACCAAACGAACCAGTTGAAGTTGATGAACCACTTATGTCTCCATCATCTAATATTACACCATCAATATTTAATCTACCAAACGAACCAGTTGAGGTTGATGAACCGCTTATGTTTCCGCCAAAATTTCCTAAGTCATTTTTAAGAATATTACCTTGATTACCCATACCACTATGAGAGGTACACTTATAAAATAAACGATTTGCAGTAGCTTTCGTTACCTTAATTTCCGTGTAGGCACCAGTTGTACCAGGTGTTCCAACTGTAGTGACACCAGTGGTATAAGTAGAACCATCCTCTGTTAAACTAAATGCAAAAGGATGACTATCATTTGTACTATCTGATTGGTCAAATCTATATGTCTTTCCTTCACTTACTACTAAATTAGGAGTTGTAGCTCCTTCAAAAGCATAATGGTTTCCACCATCGTCCACCACAGTTACTTCTATTATTTCAGTAATGTTACTGATTATTCTACCTGGAGTTGTAGTAGTGACTTGTCCAAACGAACCAGTTGAAGTTGATGAACCACTTATGTTACCACTAGCGGTTACATGACCTATTATATCTAAAGAACCAGTAACATCAACACCATCTGATTTTGTTGCTAATTTTCTATTACCTGCATGATATAGTCCAACATTTAATGCTTCAGAATCAGTTTTTAGAAGAAGGTCGGTGTTTCTATCCACAACCCTAAAGTTAATTCTATTACCACCTGGATTAATTGTAGCAGGATAAGGAGTAGCACCATCTTTCTCCAAATCCAAAAATCCAATATCACCTGCTTTAAATCGAATTCTATTATCAGTAAAGTTTATGAATGTATCTGCATCACCTTTATGTTTGATATATTGTGTAACAGATAAATCTCCACCTACTTCAGTATTACCATCAACTACTAATGAACCAAAAGAACCAGTTGAATCCGATGAACCACTTATGTTTCCACCATAACTTGCAAATGTAGCAGTTGAGTTAGAATCTCCTGTAATACTACCACTTACAGTAAATGAACCAGTTAATCTTGTATTTAATTGTTTACTTTGAATTAATGCCATGTCTCAAATCTTCTTGTTTTTTCTCTACCCACCAATTACTAATTGATTTAGATATTTTTTCTTTATGAGTTAAAGTTTTTGGTTGTTTCATCTTTTCCAAAGTCTCTAATGTAAATTTTCTATCAGATTGTGCACAAGATTTACATACAGAATTATTACCAACTGCTCTATCAAAACTATCCTTTCTTGTGTAGGTCAACATTTTACCACAATCAGGACAAGGTCTGTTTTTTCTGTTCTTCCAATGTCTTTTTCTCATATCAATAAATATCGAAGAATGGTAAAACCAATGTGGATTATTTAATTTATTTTTCATTATCCAGTAGGTTCAAATTTACCCCAACCTACGATTTCACTATCACCATCGATTGGATATCCTATTGAGGAAGTATTGACATGTAATAAAAAGTTATCACCATTTTGTCTTATTGATAATCCTACAGGTTCCATCAACATACCATTATTAAAAAATAAAAAGTCTTCTACTACTGTGACTGGGTTGGTTAATGTACTACCTTCTGGAAAAGAAGATGTTACTGCAGAAAAACTTGCAGTAGTATTGTTTATAACAGAACTTGCTTTTCTTGGAACATTGTATCGTAAATGATTTAAGTTACCCAAAACATCACCAGTTAAAACCTCTGCTACTGCTCTTTCTGTAACCAGTGCATTTTGTCTTGCTTGTGCAAAACTATTGCCGTTATTAATATCAACTATTACAGTATCGAGAAATGTCATAGCACTACCTGCTGCTATTTTTAAACTACCAGTTCTCTCATGTATATCATCATCTATACTGTCACCCATTTTGGTTGAACCACTTCTGTTAAGAATTTCAAAAGTTTCATAATCTATAACCATCTCACCAAATGATACATCACCATTTACAACTAAACTACCACTATGAGTATAATTTTCACTTATACCCATACCATCACCACCTGTACCAGTACCGAATACTAAATTTGAACCACTTATAAATCCATATCCCAATACCATATTCTGAGATGCATCGTTTTCATTTGCTAAAACTATAGTTTCAGTTTGAGATTGTTGTACAGTATTAAATGTAACATCAGAACCAGTACTTATATTTTGTAAAAGTGAAAATTCAGTAGGTGCAGTTGATGTACCATTAATTTGGTTATCAGAACTTACGATTCCATTTTGTGTAGAAATCTGTAATGGATTTTGTGTAATTAATGTTGGCATTTCTTTAAGAGTTAAATTTACCTATAGCCAGTATTTCATCATCTGTTTCTAACTCATATCCTATACTATCCGTATTGATTTTTAATAAAAACTCATCACTATTTTTTTGTTCTATTTCTAAAGCATCATGTTCCATATACTGCCCATTTATAAAAAATATAAAATCATCTTCAGAAGTCGTACCATAACCAACTGGTGCAGATGCACTTACTGCTATAAAACTTGCAGTTGTAGAACCACTTATTCCTGCAGAAGTTTTAACAAAATTCTTTCTTATATATTGTTGTACAGTATTTGCAACTGCTACAGGTGAAAAATTTGCTACTGCATATTCCGTAACAAGTGCATTAGGACTTTCTCCACCTAATGTGGTATCATTAGAAATTTCGTTAATATTTGTTCCATTAATTTCAAAACTACCAGTCAAACGATAACTACCAGTAACTTCATGGGTATCATCTATAGAATCTCCTAATTTAGATGAACCACTCTGAAAAATTATTGAAGATGATACAATAGAGGTTTTAAATTCTTTAGCAAATAATGTTTCACCTACAATCATATCTCCATTTATAGTAACATCACCATTAGTTGTTAAACTGCCAGTTATATTTATACTACCACTAATACCAGTATAAGAATATGTTGTCGGATTACCAAATACAATCTCACTTGTACTTACCTTGTTAAAAACAACATCTGCAGTAGGAGAAATATCTTGTACAAGAGATATTTGTTGTGAATATGGTGCTGAACCATCAAATCCCTCTGAATTAGATAATACTACACCCGTTCCTGCCGTAAAAGTAAGAGGATTTGATAATCTAATACCAAAAAAATCTTTTTGTGGTTCTGTTTCAATAACACCACCACCTTTCATTTGTTCTTGAACTTCTTCAATAGTTTTTTCAGTTTCCATATTGAAGATTAATCTTTTAGGTGATAGAAATTTTTCTGTATTAACTTTATTATTAAAATCTTTTAATAAAATATAACCCATCATCTCTACACTAAAGGTTGTTTTTATTAATCTTTCGGTGGTATCCATTTCACTTGCATCAGTAAATGATTCTATTTTACTCCTAAATCTCATTTTACCAGGTTCACCCCAATACGCATTATCTGTATAGTTAATTCGTTCAACTATTTTATTCATTTGTTCAATGTAAGATGTCCAAATAATAAATTCATAATTTAATATAACATAATCAGGTACCACTACATTATAATATTCTTCTTGTGGTTGTATTCCTATTTGTCTTTTAAAATCATCAAATCTATTTTCACGAGTATATGTTTGTTTTAAAACTCTAAAGTTATGTGGATTGTTTGCATCAAGTTTATTGGATGGTATGTTTTCATTCTTTTGCATAGATGTTCTTCTAAAAACAATTACTGGTGTGATAATCTGTTGTCTTTTATCACGCAAGAATCCATTTCTTTGTATACCATACCACCTTTCTGGTGATGCATACATGACTGGAACTTTTACTGTTTCACCATTATCTACAACAGTTGGTTTTATGACCTCATTAAAGTAATACATAATTGCCTTATCCATATCCATAATTGAATTTGATATGTTAGGTTGGTCATCTTTATCACGGCGTAATATTTTACCTCGGTTGTAATCCTCTCTTAATGCAGGAGAATGTAAATCTAATCTTGCCTTTCTTGGTATTGGTTTAGTTCTTGCCATTAAAACGCCCTTGTCTGTTCAATATTGAGATTACTTATTCTTGTTAAATTACCAGTACATGATATAGTCCAATTTTTATTGTAATCACCAGCAACCAACTGATTCTCATTTGTTCCATTAATTTCAAAATAACCATAGTTCCAATTAATAATATCTCCGATATCTGGTCTAAAGTTTACATCAATCAACATATCTCGTTGAAAGTGAAACTGAACCTCTTGTCTTGTATCTGCACCGAACTCATCATTATTCCAATCAAAATCACCTGCCTCTACTATACAAGATAATTTTACACCTGCTTCATACACCTTTCCCTTTTCACCTGCCTCACCATACATATTAGGAGTAGTTTCGTATGTTGAAATCCTATATATTACTATGTCTTGCCCAATAATACCACATTTATCATCTTTTAAATTACCAACCAATTCATCGTTGAATCTTTTGGCTAAATCAGTATCTCTTGAGGGCCAATATCTACTTGCCATGTGTTTATCCTATATAAAGTGGATATGGAACTTTCTTTAACTTTTCTTGTAAATTTTCAGATGCTTCTCTATCTGCTTCTAACAATGCCTTATTACTCGTTTGGTCTAACATCTCTCTAAGTTGTTCCATTAATTGTTCCTTTTCAGCAGTTGCTTCTGCTCTTAAAGTATCACCATCAAGTGAAACTTCTGAGTTGGGAATAGGGATTGTTCCATATTTACTACGAACCATACCTAATAATTCTTTACATAACGCTAATCCATATTTCCTAATCCATTGTTTACCGACATCATTTATCTTCCTATATTCCATATTATCATATCTAGCATTACTAATATCCGAAACAGTATCTGCAGAACCACTATATCTTGTCCGTAATACATTATCTCTATCAGTAACTTCTTTCCACTCAACCCATAATGATGCACTTTGGTTTGTTGTTATTCTTGGAAAAATTCTTAAATTATTATCAACAAGTTCAAATGAATATGCAGATTTTCTAATTTGGTCATTAAATTCTATTGCTTGTACTCGTAACAAATCAGCATAAATAGGTTGTAATACAAATGTAATTGCTGGTGATGAACCACCGAATCCAAATGCATTTAACATATTATTTGTTTGTTGACCTGTTCCCGCATATGGGTCAAAGTATCTATTGATTGCAGGAGTTGCTTCATAAAATACTTTAGTTACCTCAATAGGTCCACTTGCACTTGGGTCTGCAATCAAAGTGTTTAAATCATAATCTTGTGAACCACTATGTATAGTAATTTTTGATTTTTTTCGTTCTACTTGTCCACCTACTCCTGCTTCACTACCATAAGTTTCGGATAAGAATATTTGTTCACCCATAGTATGTGATAATCTTTTGTGTGTTAAATTAGAACTTGTTGCTTGACCTTTTAAACTTAATAGATTATCACGAATATTAAATTGATTTACTTGTGCAGAATATTCAGTTACAGCTTCTTCATAACAAGCATAAAAGGAGCCAGTTGATAGTTCAACCTCTATTATTGGATATCCCAATCTTTTAGCTGCCCATTCTGCAAATCTATCTACAGAATGTGCACCTGAACCTGAAAACTCTGTATCACTATCATAAAATCCATATGGTGTACTTCCTGTTGAAAAAGAACTACTACCAGGCCATATTGCTTCTTGAGCCATAAAAATTCTCCTTATTAGATATATTTCATCACTAATAAATATCTAATGCAATAAAAAAGGGGGAGTAAAACACTCCCCCTTTTTCTCAAGTAAAATTAAGTATAAATACTCAATTAAACATAGTTGACATCTGCGACGACGACTTTACCATAGAATTCAGGTCTAACAATCTTCTTCGCATATCTTGTCATTACCCCTTTACGCGGTGTAAAGTTTTTCGGGTCATAAACAAGAGGTGTCATGATTAATGGTACATATGGAGCATAAACCGCACCAGTTTCAAGGAAGTTACTTCCTCTGAAACCTGTTAGTATCACATTATCTTGAGCGTATGGGTTCTTATAAACATTAAATCTGTTATTAAGAGCACCAACTTTTTGAACACCCATTGCGAATGTTGAGTTGTTTGCATCACCGTTAGTATCAGCAGCATATCCAGGAATAGACTCAATGATAGTAGCAGTTTCTGGACTTACGACCAAGAAGTTTGCTCCACCACGAAGTGTTTTCTGATGAATTGCGTTTGAAACAGACTGTAATTTGTTTCCAAGAGTTTGGAACCAAGTTCCTTTGGTGTATGCATTTGATTCACCACTTGACTGTGTGAACAGAGAAGTAGCTGAGTCAAATTCATATCCAACTCTTGCAGACCAGTTTTCTGTCTTTGCAGAAGCATTAGCAACCAACATATCAAGGATTTCCAAATCAATTTCCATTGAGATGTACTCACTTAATAGTGCAGTTAATTCAGCTTCAGCATCAACACTATGATACGCATTTAAGTCTTGAGCAAGTTCTGGTGTCCAGACAGCTTTTAACTTACGAGTTTTCGCAATGATTGCGATGCTCTTTAATGCGATATCCAATTCAGGAATATCAATATCCCCTTCTGGATTAGCATCGATATTTGCGGCAGTTGCCTCAAAATCAGTTCTATCATAGTTAGTACCTTTTACTTTGTGATATTTAACTTTCAAAGCACCAGTTACTGTTGCGACAGATTTTCTAACAATGAACTGTACTGCAGTTCCTGCAGAGTTCAATTTAGTGTATGCAGGGAAGAATTCATCAAATCCACTACCACTAATTGAGAAAGCTCTAACACCATCAGGATCATAGTCTGATATTGCAGCGACTGCAACATTAATTTTACATAGACCATTATCAGCTGCATTACCTGTAGCAACAGATGATGAAAGGTCTGGTTCAAAATCAACATCTTGCCAGCTTACAGAACCAGAAGTATACTGTGTAGAACTTAATGTATCTGCATGAATAGATTGTTCATCGGATTCAGTGTCATTAATTGAATATCCGAATTTACCAGCACCATACAAACCACCACTTGCATCACCTGAACCTGAAGTGTTACCATGAACATCAGTATCAGCAGTATGATTAGCAGTTTGAGAAGTACCATATTTAAAATCAAGATAGAAAATAAGACCACTTGGTAAGTTCATTGGCTGTACAGAAACAAATTCTTGTGCAGCTAAACTACCAAATATACGTCTTACCAACGGAAGTGCAACTCCACTCCACTCTTCAGAGTTAGCAGAAGTTCCAGTTCTTGAAGCCTCATCAATTAACTGACGAGCTTGATTTTCAAGAAGAACAGCCATACCATGTACTTTATGTTCTTTATTCAATCCTTCAAGGAGTCCGGTTGGTTCCCATTTCTTGACTAAATTACGAGTTTGTTCCAATAGTTGTCTTTGTGGATTATATCCATCCATCAAAGTTTCTATTGTTCCGACATTTTTACTCATTTTCAAGTCTCCTAAAAAAAGGGTTTTAAATTATGTTAGCTAATTTCTTAAACCTATTCTTCAAGTCATCACCTTCAGAAATTACTTTCTTAGATGGTTTAGTTGAAGCTACAGCTTTGGAACTTGAACCTTTCCTAACAGATTCTTTGATAGGAGCTACTTTTGTTTGTCCAAAAGATTCAGCAAGTGTTGAGTAAACCAACTTTATCTCTCTGAGGTTCTTTGTTCTATCAAAAGTTTCTACTACTTTCATCTTCTGTTCATTGGTTAAACCAAATGTACGGAAAAGTTTGTTCGAAAACAATAGTTTTGCGTTTAATAAATTAACTTCGTTAAGTTTAGCACGAAGATATTTTACAACATCTCTATGCTCTTTAATTTCATTCTTGAGGTTAGCAACTTCATCATGTGTTTCATCTTCATCTTCTTCTTCAGATAGTGCTTTCAAGACTTCTTCAAGGTCGATTTCCTCTTCGATATCATCATCTTTATCTTCACCCTCTTTCAAGTCATCAACAACCTCGTGGTCGCCAAGTTCTTTTCCAGCGGCTTTATCGGAACCCTCTCCCTCAGGTCCTTGTCCTACCTTTGAAGAATCACCAGATTTAGCATCATGTTTGTTATCACCTTTACCTATACCAGAAGATACATCGTTTTCTTCAATCTCTTCGTTCTCTTCGATTTCAGCGATTTCATCTTCATGGTCTTCATCACCTTCTTCCTCTTCGAGTTCACGGAGTATAGATTCTAAGTCCAAGTCATCTGCTTCTTCTATTTCTTCATCTTCATCTTCTTCGTTTACAGATTCTTCTTTCTCTTCATCATCTTCGATTTCAGCGATTTCATCTTCATGGTCTTCATCACCTTCTTCTTCAGCGATTTCATCCTCGTGGTCTCCATCATCTTCGATTTCAGCGACTTCATCTTCATCACCTTCTTCTTCATATGCGATTTCGTCTTCCATATCACCTTTATCTTCGATTTCATCATCATATGAACCTTCATCTTCCATGTCACCCTGGTCTTCGCCTTCATCTTCAATCTCGGATTGAATCTTCTGAGCTAACATTGATTTCAGTTTCGGTGTGAATGCTTCCTCAAGAGCCATCTTTGCGTTTGCTAAAGCTGTTTCACGAACTGCTTTTGCATCTGCAATGGCATCTTTTAATAAATCATCCATTTTAATTGTCCTTATTGGAATTAATAAAGTTATTAGGAACTTTAATATAATTAATATTATGATTACACTTTATGATGTACGAATGTACGAAAGTGTATTTTGTTTTATATAAATATATAAAAACTAAAAAATAATCACACTTAGTGTGTATTTTCTTTTATCGAGCGATATTTCTGTCGCAATCTTGCTTTATTTTTCTGTTCTCTTCTCTTCAAAGATGGTTTTTCATAAAACCGTCTATTTTTAATTTCCAACATTAAACCACTTTCTTTTACTTTTTTCTTAAAAATAGAAATGGCCTTTTCAATACTTTGTCCTTTACGAACATTAACTTTTATCATTAATTTCCTCGTAATTTTTGAATTTGAGCTCTAAGAGACCTTTTCTTTGCTTCTAAACTACCCGTTTTTCTAGCAGTAGCAGGGTCATTTTCCATGCGGTCAATGGAACGCTGAGTTTGCTGAATCTGTCTTTGTAATTGTTTGATTCGGTTATCAGTACTATCATCTTCATTTAATTCAGTTAGTTTTTTGATTTGAGCTTTGAGGTTATCTCGTTTTCTTTCTAAACTAGCTAGTCTACTTCCTGCAGAACCGATACCACCACCCATGGCACCTGATGCACCTGGGTCGTTTTCAGCTCGTTTTATTTGCATTCTAACACGACTAAGTTGTGACCTTAGATTTTTAACTCGTCTCGCATCAACATCTGAATTAGCATCTTCATTTTTTGCTTGATAATTTTTATCTACATAATTAAAAAACTCTTTTTTCTTATCATCCTCTAATTCATCTGGTGAACTAATACCAAATTTTTTCATAGCTTTTTTAAAGAATTCTTCATAATCACCCTCTTGAATTCCTTTAGGTGCAGTTAGTTTTGCTTTTACCATATCCTCTTCTTGGTCTGCTTGTGGGTTTTCTTCACTATCATCAATCTCAAAATATCTTCCCAAAACATGGCCCATATCCTCATACAACCCACTTAATCTTTGTTGTAGGGAATTAGATTCTTGTGCAATTTTACCAAATTGTTTAGAGAGATTAGTAAGTTCTTTCATGTTACGATTTACAGTAACTTTATCAAACCAATCTTCAGTTTCACTTAATGTATATGATTTTGCTTTTGTTGCAATATCAGAAAGTGTTTCTGCAACTTGTTTTAGGTTTTCTTCTCGTTGTAAAATTTTACCAAATTTAGTAAACTGTGATATTGCCTCTTTTACATCTTTTGCAGTTATCTTATCGTTCTGTTCACCATATGTATCTTCAATTATTTTAGTTAATGAAGTGTTACTTTCATGGTTGTTTATTACTGGTGTAGTAACCACACCACCCACAACAGAAAAGCTTTCTTCAAGAAGTTTTTTTAATTTTGCCATTACTTGCTCCCAAACACTTTAGAAAAGAAACCTTTTTTAGATTTCTTACCTTTTTTACCGATTTTTTTCTTCTTTCCCTTTTTCTTCTTCTTGATTTCTTCCATGTTAGCCATGTTCATATCTGAAGCATTAACTGTAGGAACCGCACCGAAAAGAATTACAGCTGAAAGTATAAGTTTTAGTATATTTTTCATAATATATCTCCTTTGATATAAATATCAGTATTATTATTTTTCTTGAAATTTATCTTCTAAACCATCCTTACCATCTAAATAATTATATACTGATTGTAAATAATCCATAGATTTAGTAAGTTTAGATTGTACCCATGCTGGAAATTCTACTTCTCCACCCTCACCAACATTATCAATTATTTTATAAATCATTTTTGCGTATTTCATTGACCTCTCAAGTTGTGCCTTAGCCATCTTACCTTCATGGTCATCAATACCTTCATTTAATCTAAAATCTTTCCATTTTGCCCACATTTTGGGTGTCAAATCACTCATGCTAACTCCTATTCACAACAAGAACCACCGCAACCACATACGGATTCTTTCTTTAATCTGCTTTTTTCTGCTCTACCACGATTTTTGGATTGAGCCTCAAATCCAACAATTTTACCACCTTTATGTGATGCATCTTTACCATCACCATTTCCATAAGTACCTTTCTTACGATTGTACTTATTTAATTCTGCTCTGTACTTTTTCATCTTTGGAGATGATTGAAATTTTTTGTATTCTGCTTTATAATCTCTTTTCTTCTCTTCATTTAGTTTTTGTGTTTTTTGCCATTGAATAACAAACTCCACCCAATACTTCTTGTAGATTTTCATCAAATCCATAGCTTTTTTTCTATTACCTGCATTACCAAGATACTTTATAATACCTTTTATGTCTTTATCAAATTTTGCTATATAAGAATTAGCTAAGTTTCTTTGTTGAAGATTTGCCATATCTTCACCTTTAGCCTCATTTACTGGAATTAAATATGCAGCTTTATCACCATCTCTCATCATTTCTAAACCATATGGATTTGACATAGAAGAGTGTCGAGTATTTTTAGTGTATAAATTATACATGGTGATGTTTTTACCACGAACATTAGTTTTAACTTTCTTTACTTTGTAAATTCGTGCACCACCTGTTTTTTGCATTGATTTTACTTTTTTTATACCATCAGCTTTAGAGAGTATCTTCATTATAATGCCTTATTTATATCATCATAGTTTTTAAATTTTCTTTTTAACAAACTCATAAATGGTTTTTCCATATCATGTCTTGTTAAACTCAAACCTCGTGGTAAATGACCTATAACATCTTGTAAATCCATTATGGCTTGATAGAATTTCATATGTTGTTTACTTTTAGCCAACTTAGCCAATTCATATCTTGCCATTGTATGGTTGTTATATTTAGTAAGGTCTTTTATTCGAGCAATATCACTATCGGACATTACCTCTTCTTGTAGTTGGTGTTTTTTCATAACACTATTAAGTGTGGGTAATGGTTCACCAAATTCTCTTTCAAGGTATTTACTTTCTTTTAATAAATCTTTAAGTTTAGTCATTTTATTTTCCTATAAACTGGTGTACATACCAGTATTTTTAGTGAATAGTTTTTGGAGTTGGTCTGCGTAAACACCCTTTTCTTTAGATTTAACCTTTACATTACCCGCTCTTACTTGTAAGAACTCCATATCATATAAATCAGCACCTGTTAATTTGATTCTAAGATGAGATACACCTTTTGAATTTCTACCAATTTTCATATGTAGTGTATTTTTTGCTTTATCAACTGCTAGATTTTTAGCACCTGTCATGGCAATAAATCTATTACCACCTAATTGTTGTAATAATTGTTTTGGGTCTAATCTTGCCTCGTTTAATGATTCGTTAAACTTACGAAGTGCATCTTTTACTGTATTAGTTTTTGATAATCCTTTTGATATCTTTTCAATCTTCTTTACAGCACCAGTCATGTTACCACTCATTTTTTTAGCAATTTGTACTGCGTTTTTAATTTGAGTTTTATGGTATAATTTTTTAATTTCGTTTATATTACCTTTTTTCATATCCACAATACTTGCTGCCATATCTCCAAGTGCTAAACTAATACTCCCATTTCTATTGTATAAATATCTTTTTGCTCTTTTATTTTTAGTATCTGCAGGTATCATAATGATTCTTTCTATTTTACCTTTCATTAATTTAGTTTTACCCTTTGTAACTAAAAATGGATGAAATTTAGAACCTTTAGCAATACTTGAATCATATTTAATACTTACGATATCACCCTTTTTAAGTGAATTATAGATTTTAAATTTTTGTGAATCGCTGATGTTTTCAGTCACACTTTTATTTACGGATTCATTCGATTTCCGTTTTTTCTCTCTTTCTTTTTTCTTCTTAAGTCTGAGTGCATCTATTTTATATTGGACTTGTTTGGCTTTTGAAAGTCTCATATCATCATTTTTATTAGCCATTATGTCGTCTCTTCTTTGCATAAATTTTTTTATTTGACTATCAATATCTTTATTTACGGATTCTTTAATCTTTTGTAGTATCTTTGGGTCTTCATCACCAAACATATCAATCAGAGTATCTTGTATCTCACCTCGTGAGTATCTCATTTGTTTGAATTGTCTTTTTGAAGTATCTATGGCGTGGAAGATGGGGTCGTATCCTTTTTGTTTTAATAATTTCTTAACAGCAGGTCTCATCTTTTGTAGTTCATTTACGGATTCACCCTTTGGTTTATCTTTCATACCTTTAGCAATTTTATCAATAAATGCTGTTACTTCTTTTGGTTGTCTCTTTTCATAATTAGTTATTTTACCATTAGGTGCGATGTGAGCTATACTTTTGTAATCACCAGCTTTTTCTACATTACGATTCCATAATGTGATTCCATTACCTTTAGAACCCATACCGATATCATAACGACCTATCTTTACTTCTTTTAATTGAGTTAATACAAATCCCTCATCCAAATCAGTTTTCTTAAAATCTTTTAGGTTCTTTACCACCTTACTCATTTCTGAATATTTACCGAGTATAAAATCTTTAGATGAAACTCCCAAATCTATATCTGTATTTTTGCGTACATAAAATGGTAGAACTGCTGAACCTCTTTTTACTTTACCTTGACCTTTCATATCTACTTTGTTATTTGATTTAACTGTATAAAATCCACCCCAAATACCACTATGAAAATCTTTTCTCATCGGGTCAAACTTGATTACCTTGATTCCAGCTTTTTTTAATGCATTATCTATGAATACCTTTATTAATTTCTCCTGTCCTTTTTTACTTGGAGCCTCTTTTAATCTCCTATCCTCTTCGCCTGTACCACCTGGTGATTTTAATTTATAATTTGGGTCTACAGCAGATGTAGTATAACCACAACCTTCCATTTCTGTATTAGTCAATTCTCGTATAGTTTGTTCTAACCACTCTTGATTTACTTTCACTGGTTTTCCCTTATGTTTAGTGGAAGCATATTTCTTCACACTTTTTTTACTCATAGATTTTGCTGCTTTTTTCACAGCAGGTGATGCATCACTTGGGTTCATTTCTCCCTTTTTAAGTGCATGAACCATACCCATAAATTTTTGTTGTGCCTTTGATTTAGAAGGCATCTTTACTAAGATATTTTTTATTAAAAATAATCATTAGAAGTTTCAGAGTCTGCAAACCCATTACCAAAACCTTCTGGGTCTACATCATGATTTTCTGGTATTGGTATAGAAGCTAAACCATTTGCACCCTCTAATCGTGTAGAAGTAAAGTTTGATGGTGTTGGAAAGTTACTATTTGCTCCATCAACTTTACCAGCCAAACCATCTACAGCTGCTGAAACTTCATCTACTGATGTAGTTTGACCAGAGTAAGATTGGCCTTTTGTTGGTGCAACATACTCAGCTTCACCATTTATTGCATATCTTGAACCACCCTGCATAAATTTAAGTTTTAGTCCTTCATCTGCCATTTTTATTCTCCTCTAATTATCTTGTTGATTATATCTTCGGATTTACAATACTTACCACAAGTTCTTCCTTGTGGTTGTGTTTTATCCACACTCTCTTGAATTGGGTGTAAAAATGCACCATGTGTAGATGGATTACTTACAAAATCAAAAGCTATGAGTTCAAAATCATCACCAACTTTCATAACTTGTCCATCTGCTTCGTTTACTGCTTCAACACTTCCCATACCACGAGAAGATATCCCCAATTTTATCCCATTCTTAAATAATTCTCTTAAAATATTACCACTTGGTGTGGTTAAAATTTCTACTGTACCTAATAAATTATCACCTTCAAAATGCATTTCAGTAACATTATGAGATACATTTTGAAGATTTACAACCGAACTATCTGGATGGTCTAACTCTCCCATTGCTCGATTTTGTTTTATAAACCCCTCGTCATAATTCTTTGCTTCTCTTTGTAAAATCTCCATTGGATAAACTCTTCCATTTTGATTTTTTGCATCTGCTCGTTGTAATACACCCTTAACAACTAACTTACCATTGTTTTCTTTCATGGATTCGTTAATTTGTTCAGGTGCAATTTCAAATGGTATATAATCTACAATTAAACTTTTCATTATTTTATCCTTTTTACTATACCAACAATATTCTTCATGAATTTAGTTACGGTATTCTTGTAATCTTTCATTACTTCATCACCAAGTTTTTTATCTTTTTCTAAAGCCATTACAAACTGATACATTGATAATCGAAAACTTGCCTCTTCTGTCATTAGTTTTTTTAATCGAGATTTAAGTAATGGTTTATCCACTTCATTCAAAGTATTTACTTCTAAAATTTTTGAATAATATTTGTCTAAAATTTTCATATTAAACTTTTTTAACGAACCTATGTAAACCAAAACCTGAACCTGGAACTTTAGTAAATCCAAGTCTTTTAAATTCATCTTCATATGCTTGTTGAAGTTCACCGTATGATAATTTATCAAATGCATCTTGACCAATGTTTTTTATCACATTGTTTCTTACCTCACGAGAATCATCAGCTGTAGCAGGTTCGGTTTTATCCTTTGGTTCTGCTTTTGGTTCTGCTTTTGGTTCTTGTTTTGGTTCTTGTTTTGGTTTAATTTTACTTGATGATGATTTAACATATCTACTTGTCATAACTTTTAAATCATCCTTAATATTTTGTATAGTGTCTAAAAGATATTCTTCTTCCTCTTCATCACCACTTCCGTATGCTACTTGTAAATCATCTTCTGTATATTTCCAAGTTTTTAGTAAATCATTTATTTCTTCTTCATCTGCAGCATCTAAATTTAAATCTTTTTCGTTGGCATCTAACCAATCTTCATAATCATGTGGTGAATCTAAATAACTTTCATAATCTTCTATAGGAATGGATTCTTCATCATCACCAGGTTGAGTAATAGTTGCACCATCAACATCTCTTTCAAAATCTGTTATCTTTTGAGATTGAGTCTCATCATCACTATCATCACCATCAGCTTCTGGTTCCTCGTAATCACCAGATTTTAAAGCTTTCTCGTAGTTATCTTGATTTGTAAAATGTACTACTTTACCACCACCCTTTGGTTTTAGTTTAGCATCAAAATCCTTTTCATTCATTAAAGCATATAGTTCTTCTAAATACTTATCATTCATTGTAATTTTCCTACCTTATTAGCCAACTTGACTAATCGTTCTGATATTTTACCTAATGCCTTATGAGTGGTTTTCCAATAAGAACGAGAATCTACATTTAGTTCATTTTTTAATCTGACATTCATATCGATAAGTTTACTTAACTCAGTTAGTGAATTTCTAACTTCTCTCATTGAACGACCAATTTTTTGTTTTGGTGTTAAACTTTCATCATTTCTATACTGATGATACTTTCCCTCTTGTACAATTATTTTATGACCACCTTTTACTTTAACAACACCATAATCCTTTTTAAAATTTTGTGTACTAGCCCATTTCATGGCTTCCCTACTATTTTTATGAACTGGCCCTTGATATTTAAAAATTGGACTTTTACCTTCTACTTTAGTGTAACCACTTTTATTTGCTATATCATCTCTTCTATCTTTTTTCTTACCAGTTTTTTTATCCTTACCTGCAAATGCATAAGGTGTATCATAATAAATTCCTTTACCTACACCACCACCTGCACTTACTGTCGTAGATGCTTCTTCAATTTCTTTTCGAATAAGAGATTTTAAAAATTCTAAAAATTTAGTTTTACTTACTTTTGTGGACATTACCAAGTTCCTTTACTAACTCATAATATCTCATAAGAGAAACAACATGAGAATCTTTTACAAACTTTCCACCAATTGCAGTATCAGTATGTTTGATTGCCTCTGTTAATTTAATTTTTGTGAGCTTATCATCTACTTTGTTTAAATGTTTTTTAAGTTGTTTTTTAACTTTTTTAACTTCAGAATTAATAAACTCTCTTAATGAATTTGTGTTTGATATGTTATTGATATATTCTCTAAGTAGAGTTTTTTGAGATTCATTTAGATTACTATATTTTTTATTAAATTTATCAACTAATAATTGATACGCCAATAATCTAACATCTTCTGATTCAGTAGTTAATTTTACTTCTATATCTTTTTTAAGTTGTTTTTTAGTAACATTATTACAGATATGTTCTATCAAAGTAATTTGAGAATCAGTTTCTTCTATCGGTGCTATATTATTATTTTCAAATATATTGTAAATAGATGCCAATACTTTGTAATTATTTATTCGCACATTGAAAAAATTATTTACATTATAATTTTCTTTAATCACTTTGATTAAATTAAATTTTTCACTTTTAAGTCTACGATTAGAAAGTTTACTACGATTTTTAAGTACTGCTTCAACTAACATTTTAGCTTGATTAGAATTTTTGTATTTTTTTTCTAATAATACTTTGTATAACTGATACTCCTTTCCAAGTTCTGTATTCTCATTGAAGAAACTTTTCAAAACATTAATTGCTTCTTGCTTTTTAGAATCGTTAATCACATCAACGGTTATTTGTCGAGTTAGTAACTCAAACAATAGGCCCGTATTTTTAATTTTATTGTGCTTTTTAACTTTTGACATCAAACACTCCGTATTTTAGTAAATTCATTCATATATAAATATAAAAACTTCAAATAATTGACTATTTATCCTTCTTGAAATCTTGGTATTCTGTAGATATCTCATCACTATCCATAGTTTCTTTTAATATTTCTTTGGCTTTATTACCAAATGATTTTTTTAAACCATCATAATGTGCCAATGCAATAGGTATTTTTGGTCTACCAAGTGGGTCTCTACCTCTTGCACTACCATCCTTGCCGTATTTTGATACTTCCTTTGGTCGTCCTGCACCTTCAAATCCACCTTCTGGTGCACCACCCTCATCATCTAACTCGTGACCAGTTCTACCCATAGCTAAATCAGATGGGGTTCCTTGTGATGAACCAGTTTTTGCTGGGTCATTACCTTCCATTTCAATCTGTGAATACCTAAACTTTGTTTTTTGGTCATGAACTATTTCATCATCTATTTTTTTAATTTCATCATCAGAAAAATTAAATATGTTTTTATAAACCCACTCAGTACTCATTAAATTAGCATCTTTCATATCGCGTGCAATATTTACTTTGTTACCCCATAATTCTAACTTTTCTTGTTCGTATATTGTAGATGGATTTGTAAGTTTTAATTCAAAATTAACAAGTTCTGCATCACTATACCCTTGTGAATATAGATGTACAACTGCAACTTTAGTCAACTCACTAACCAATATCCGCTGTACTCGTTCAATTGTTCTTGCAAACCTTACATCTTCTGCAGCTAGTGTTGCTTTACTACCCAATCCCTCTTCATACCCAAGAAATGCTTTTGGAACATGAAGTGCTGCTAATAAACGATTTTTTAGATACTCAATATCCTCCGTAGTTTCATATTGCATACCAGGTAATGATTCTATCTGTGTTCCACTATCACCACCTCGGACTGGCATGAAGAAATCTTCTGTTAAATTCTGTATATTGAACTTCAAATTATAATCACCAGTAGTATCATCCATAAATGGTACTTTCTTCATCTTATTGATGATTCGTTGCATATAGTTATCAACTTCATTTGGTGGTATATTTCCGATATCAATTTTAAAAACTCTCTTTTCAGGTGCTCTCATAATTCTATGTATCAACATAGCATCTTCCATAAGAGTTATTTGTTTCCAAACTTTACGAGCACTTTCTAACATACTCTTACCATAAGGTAAAAGATTACTATCACTTGCCAATCTAAAATGTGCAATTTGAAAGTTTTCAAATTCAATTTTATTTTGATTAGAAGACCGTGCAAAATATGGATGTTGTTGTTCAACTGCATCTAAATAAAATTTTACATAGTACGGATTTTCTGGTTCTTCTCCTTCTGAACGAATTAATTCATAGGGTGATATTGGAACTACATTAGTAACACCATATTTATCCTTAACATCCAAGAATAAAAAGAAATCACCATATTTACATAGGTTACGAGTCCAAGGCCAAAGGTTAAATTCAATATTCATAATGTCATAAAAAAGATTATGTAATATTTCCTTTACTTGTTTATTATCACTTTGAATTTCTAAAACTTCACCATATGGATTTTTCATTGTACATTCATCCGAGTAAATATCTAATGCAGATGCGATTATAGAATCACTTTCCATAGATTCATAGTCTTTAAATAAACCATTTCTTGCTGCTTGTAATTGTGCATAAGATGAGTACCCACTATTTACTAATTCTAAACCACTATGTAATTTAGAGTATCTATCTACAAGGTGGGATTTTGTAGTAGCTTGTAATTGTTCAGTATCTGCAATTTTAAGTTTTTTACCACCTACATTTCTTACAATTACATTTGTACTGAATAATCGTTTTAATCTACCAAATAATGTTTTATCGGCCATTTTTTACCTCACTATAAGAGCCATTCTAAAGACTCTTTTTTCTTATTTATTTCCATTTGCCAAGAATCATTACGATTCTCTTCTGGTGTATACAGACCATCAATGTCTTGCATTCTACTTAAAGTTTTTTTTGTCAATTCAATCCCCTCAGTTCGTAATCTTAATGCTGTATCACGAACCCACAAACCTATGGCAAATGACATAACTAAATCATCATTATACCCACTCATTGCTTCTGCTCTATTATTGTTATAAATAAAGGTAAATAATTCATCAATCAATCTACCACTTCTAACAACAACTGCATCTTCTCTAAAAAATTCTTCTAACTTTGCAATAATCAAAGGTCGAGTTTTCATAGTGGTTGTAAATCCAGCCACCATATTTTTTTCTTGACTTCTATACTTATTAGTCATTTGATGTGCAATATCAATATACTGTAAATCTTTACTCGTATAAAATAAATTAGGATAATCCCTATCTATTACTTGTTGTATTGTTGCCCAACCAATATTATTGTTTTCTATAATTAGTAAGGCATCGTTATATTCCGTTGAAATACTGACTAACATATTACCAAAATCTTTAGTACTCATCCTACCCTTGTATTCTGCTACTTGTTCAACACTCTCTACATCTATCACATGAAATGCACTAAAATCTTGTGAATCTCCTCTACCCACATCTGCACATACAATATAATCACGAGTATAATTAGGTGGTTCCCATATCCAAATGTTACCATCTATTCCTCTTTTTTCTAATGGGTCTTTACCATATTTTTTTCTACAATTTTCTAAAACAACACCATCAATTACTGTCGTACCAGAGGTAATAAAATCACAATCACATTCTTGTGCCGCACCTTGTATGCCTAATAGTTCATCTTGTTCATCTCTCCAAGTTTGACTTCTATCAGGATGTACAGTCCAATGAAGTTTGATATCATTGAACATTCCTCTACCCTCTTCTGCTTGTACCCAAGTTTGATGGAACCAATTACCTACACCATTAGGTGTGGACAGTGCAATACAACTACCACCTGTTGTAAGTGTTTGTTGTGATGCAGTCCATATATCATCTATCTTATCGATAAATGCAGCTTCATCCAAAACTAACAATGATAATGCTTCAGAACGAGCAGCTTCTGGTCCACTTGCACTTGCTTTTATTTGTGAACCATTTACATATCGTAATGATAATTTATTATCCTCAGTACACTTTTGTTTTAACCAAGAGGGTAAGTTGGCATGCATTACTCGTACCTTAGTAACAAGATTTTTAGCTGTATCTTGTTTTGTTGCAATTACCAATATGTTTTTATCTTGATGAAATGTCATTAACCACAAAGAATAACCTGCAGTTAGAGTACTAATACCTAACTGACGAGCTTTTAATATAATGTTAAATCGTTCTTTGTTAAATTCTTGGATTGTTTTTTCTTGAAAATCATACAAACTAAATGGAATCTTACCCTTAATCGGATGTTGAATCATACAATACTTTTTTAAAAAGTAGACAGGGTCTTTAGCACTTTTTATATACTCTTGTTTAATTACTTCTTTTATTTGAGTAGCCATTAATTAACTAACTGTCCTGCTAAATTTACTGATATTGCAGTAGAACCCACACCATATACAAACCATATCCATTTGTTTTCATACCATTTTGGTTTTACAAGTTTTACTTTTTTCTCTAAAAGTTCGTTTGTATCTTTTAATAATTGAATTTGTAGTGATGTTTTATCAATAATGATAGAATCTTTATAAGAGTTTTCTTCAAGTTTTTGTACTATTAACTCCAAATCACTTATTATGATTTGATTACTACTATCTGCTTTCTCTAATCTTTGTAAATTTTGTGCCCAAGTAATAACTTCTGATTCAGGTATACTTACCATTTTTTGACTTCTAACCATAGATATAGCAAAAAAGATTATTAAAAAATATTTTAATATTTTCATACTAAACCTCATTATTTTTTACTAAACTTTTTTAAATACTTTAATGCCTCATCAACATCTTGTATATCAGATACTTCTTGAGCTTTTGCTATTTGTTTTTTAGTGTTGGTAACTTTTCGTTTGAGGTTAGCAACTTCTTTTTTATTTACTTTTTTTTCCTCTTGAAGTTTTACAACTTCCTTTTCAAGTACCTTCACTTCATCATTTTTTTTATCAATAGCTTTATCAAGTTTTTTGATTTCTTCTTTTTTCTTTCCACCAAAAAATAGATTTATTATGAAATCAATTATTCCCATTATTATCTCCTCGTTTTACACCTACAGAATTTAACATCTCATCAAATGTAAATGATTGTTTATTATTAATATCTTGATGTTCAAGATTCATTAATTTTCTTACTATACCAGTATATAATCTAAGTAAATCATCTGTTTCTTTACCACCTATTTTTCTATTATAATCCATTGCTATCTCACCCAATCGAGATGTTAATGCCATCAATTCAATCACTACTGATTCGGGTAGTATCAAGTTCTTTTGATTCTTCATCTATTGCCTTTTCTAAGTTTGTTATATAGTCTCTTGCTTCTTGAATAAGTTTATCGAACTCTGCCTCACCCATTTGCCATTGTTCCTTTTCAAGTTCTACTTCTTGAACTCCCACCGAATTAAAGTATTCTGCTTTTCCACCCGTTTCTTCATACTCATCGATGGTTTGTTTTAAATCTTTTAGATATGCTTTTTTATTTTCATTAATTTTTTTCTTAGCATAAATTTCATACTCACCACTTATCCTAAGTTTATTTTCCATATCAATATGACAATCCATACAATGATTTGCCATGTTCCAAAATTTTCTATCCAATCTTTTCTTCATTGTCTTTTTACAAGATGGGCAAAATAATGGCATTCTAACTGATTGCATTATTTTAGATAATCGTGATTCTCTTGTTTTACCGCCAAGGTCTTCTGATTTACCCTCGTATCCTACTTGAACATAATCTTTTGTATGTTCACGACCTGCCATTAAATCTTCAAGAGCTTTGTTTTGTCTATCTTGTTCTTTACTATAGTTTGGCATTATAACTCCTATCCAAATTTTAAACTACCGAGTATCTGATTTATAGGAGCAAAAGCACCTGTGAATTTATACACATTACCTTTATACTTAAACACAATACCCTCACTTGGTACTATTGCACTTAGTCCACCTATTGCCTCGAGTTTTTCTATTTGTATTTTTAATTTTTTTAATTTTTCTATTTTATCTGGTGTTTTTAATTGATTTAAAGCACTTATAACCTCTTTTCTAATTTTTTGTACTGCTTTATTTGGTGATACTGCAATAAAACCACTAATGTTTTTAAGTATCTCAGCACCAACTTCAAAAAATAATATTTCAAATGGTTTTATATTATCTTTGAACATTCTTTGATGGTCTTGTTTATCTGTAGAAACTACCCAATCAACAAATTTTGGATTATTTTCAAAATCTTTTTTAATATCAGGTATTTTATAACTCTTATCAAAAAATGCCCATCTGTTTACCAGTTTTACAAGTTGGTCTGATTTCAAACTCACATTATGTTGTTTTGCAGCATTGTAAACATATTCTCTCCAAAATGCCTCATGATATTCACCCAATCTATTACTATCTTTCAATGCAAATTCAGCCTGTAGTTTTTTTAATTTATTTAAAAAGTAATTTTTCTTTTTACCAAAATCTTGAGTTTTTGGTACTGTTAGAAAGTTAGGTTTTGATATTGTGTAGTTTTTTTGAACATTAGCATTTACTTGTTTAATCATTCCTTGTAACATTCTAGCACTGTCTTTGGGTTGACCAATTGGTTTACCAGTATCATTATATTCTAACGAACCATGAAATACTATTTCTGCAACATCGTAATCAATTACATTTGCAGTTGCTGGATACATAACCTCTAAATTCATCCACTTAGTACCGTTACCAAATATTTTTTCTTTTTGTTTTTCTGACAACTTACCTATTGATTTTTCTAAATCTTTCATTGCACCTACAAAAGCTTTTTCTATATTTCCTCTACCACTAAAAATAGCTTTTATACCATTTGTATCAGGTGCAGTTTCACCTCTATTTTTTAAATGTCCTTTATTACGAGCAGCTTTTAACTTCCCATCAATCCAACTTACCATTAAATTTTGCCCATCAAGTTTCTCTGTAACACCATCTTCTCTATCTAACTTTCCTCCTAACCCATTAATAATTATCTGTTTCAAATCTGAAAATGTAAGATTATTGTCATCAAATGGATGACTCATGTGTCCATAGGCTCCTCCCATTAATAATAACTCCTTTGTATCTTTTAAATAACTTTCTTGAATCTTTTTAACTTTATCAACACCTTGTGTAGATGTTTTCATATCAAATGTAGGTGAATCATTTACTTTAACAGTTTTCTTACCAAAAAACTTTACAATCTCCCACCCCATTTTATCAATTATAGATTTCATATGTTTTCTATATTTTGGAAATGGGTTTGCTACACTATCAGTATTACTGCGGTTTTGATTAACTGTCCTACCAAATGTTACTGTATCAACCCTATCTGCCTCATAAGTATAATCAAAACCTGGGTCTCTTGCAGTATCATCTAAAATGTCACCCACAACTTCGTAACCTATAATGTCTGCATGTCTTTTTGAAGTTCGTTTGTAATCACCAAATGAATTGAAAAAATCATATAATCCCTCATCAGATAAATCTCCAGCATTAAAATGATTTCCAAATGCACTTACCTCTTTTACTAATTTTTTTACTGATGGTTGATTAAAAAATTCAAATAACTTTTTAAATTTATTTACCATCATATTATACACACCTTTATCATAATATCCAAATAGTTTTTTAAAAACTTTTGGTCTATCCTCATCTTTTATTTTAGGTGAACCTAATATCTTTCTCATCGTTGTACCAGATACTTCCATTCCTGCAACACTAATACTTGTATGTGGTGCGGTCATAAAATATCCGTGTTCTTCATATCCTTTGAGATTGTTTTTATTTTTATTATAATCTTGAAAATATGATAAACCACCACTTTTCTTTTTACCACCACCTAATCTTCCTGCATCCTTTTCACCAAAAATGTATATCACTGCAGTGGTATTCGGGTCATATTTTTTTAAAACATTTTGTGCTTTTAATGGAACTTTTTCCTTTATAATACGATTTGCTGGAACACCCATTTTTACCATATGTCGAACTTTCTCTTTATAGTTCATTGGATGTCGTGGTGGTTGTTTTATATCTGATGTAGTGATATATGCATCATCTACTTTTGATTTTAACCACTTGTAAGTTTTTAAATGATGTGGGCCAAATGGTTGATATCTACCACCATAGATACCAACAACTTTTTTAATTTTTTGTTCGGTAATGGACATATTATCCCCATTTTCTATACCTAAATATACATCATTTTCACTATATAAGTCAAGTGTTTTTTTTATATTTTCATCCATTTTTAATTTTTTTCGTAAAGAACTAATTTTCTTTATAAGTTCTTTTTGTTTAGGAGAACCTGGTATCATCTTCATAGCTTGATTGTACATTTTGAACAAGTCTTTATTTTCTCCTATAGCATCATATCCTATAAGTGCTACTGCTAAATCTCTATCAGAATTTCCTCTGAATTGTTTTGCCACTTTTCTATAATTCTTGTTAATCATAGCAGAAGCTTTTTTTGCAGATTTTGTATATTGTGTAAGAAATTTATGTATAGCACTAATTTGTGCTTTATTTTCATTTACCTTTTTATAACCACTACCATAAGGAACTGAAGTATTACCTTTCTTCTTCATTTTGTTTATTCCTTTTCTACTTGGTGATGGAACTACTCCAACCATCTCAGTTTTTTTCTTTTTCTTTTTAGATATCTTAGGGTCATAATAACGATGTTCTCCATCTGGATTATTTTGTGGTACATTACCTACATTTTTTAAATAATGTGGGTAATTTAACATTTCTTTCTTAGTTTTCTTTTTCATTTGATTAATAAATTTTCTATAAACACCTGCTTGTGCCTTCTTACCCATTTCTTTTGCTCGTTGTTCCATTGCAACTGCAGCCTGTATCTTATGTGCATGAGTCTTACCACTATTTTTGATTTTACTAACTGATGCTTGTGCATCCTTGACAGTGGCAAACTTCAGTCCTTTGATTGTTCCTTTTGGATTTTCATCTGTGTATAAATCCGAATGATTGGGTGAGTTTCTGTGTTGGCCCTTTTTACGAGGTACTCTAGCAGCCTCTTCAACTTTTTTCTCGATTCTAAATTTTAATGCAGACCTTCCATTTATCAATAAATCACCCTTCTCATTATAATCTATAGATTTTACTACAACCTTTTTATTTTTAAATCTACCCATCAAAACAGTATCACCTATTTCTACAGGTAGTTTAATATCTTCAGTTAGAGGTTTAATTAACCATTTTATAAGTTTATCCATCTTACTTTATTTTTACACCAGCTAAAACAACTTTTCCTCTTTTGGTCTTACCCTCTATAGCTTTTTGCAAATCCTTACCACGAAATGATAGTGTTAATTCTATTTTTTTACCAGTAATAATTAAATCTTCGTTATTTATACCCATTACTTTGAATGATAAATTATTTTCAATCTCTGTGGTTTTTGTTTCACTTAATAAATCTTTTAGTTTAATCATTTTAATATCCGTATTTTTGATTTATAATTTCTCAAAACTTTTTTTGCACCTATCCCAATTCCTGCATCCATTTTTCTTTGAGTGATTTCATACTGGTCTTTACCTAAATCTTTAATAAAGTAATCTGTTTTTTTTACTCTACCACTATCCATTTTTTTATCTAACATTTGTTTTACTATCTTTTTATCTAAAGTAGTTAGGTGACCAGATAATACTTTAATCTTAATCTCGTTAATTAATTCTAATAATTTTACCATTTTCTACAAGACCAGTAACGAGCTTTATGTCTTGGGCCTGGATTATCACAATTGTGTCTAGCTCTAAATGATTTACGAGCCTTAGGATTTGATTTCCTAATTCTCATTGTACCACCTTTAGCATCACCACCTTGTCCAAAGTTTACCTTAACAACATTACCTTTTGGATTCTTCACATAAACCTTGAATTTTTTTACATCCCCTTGCATAATCTTACCAAGTTTAACTTTACGACCTTGATATTCTGCTTCATTTAAATCTTCAGTTTTAAAACCAAAAGTATACCCACCATATTCACCTGTATTGGATTCGTAGTAGAGTTCATTTTCACCTAACCAAACATTAGTTTGAACACCCTCTTTCTTTACGCAATTAGGATACACTTTACCGAACATTTTCTTAGTTCCCTTTTTCTCATATCCTTTCCAACACTTCTCATCAAGACTCCAAACCTTAGTTTCTTTTACATCTTCTTTTTTTCCACTAAAACTATACTTGGACTTTCCGTATAACTTCTTTTTTGTTGCCCTTTCTCTTTCTAAAGCTGCACTATAAATAGCTTGAGCTTTCTTAACTAATGCTGGTGGATATGTCTTTGTACCTTGATTCATTACAGAAGCTACGGTAACCGTCTTACCAGTCTTTGGATTTTTTAATTTTTGTTTTTCAGCCTGCATTGTAGGTGGGAGACCAAACTCTTTTACAACTGACTCCTTTTTACTTTTGTTACCCCAATTCTTAGCACCTACTTTTCTACATTTTACTAATGCACCACTTGCATAAGCAGATGGCCATACATCGTAACGAGCTTTTACCTTGCGATAACAAGCATCTTTTTTACCTGCTGCTTCATCAAATTGAGCTTCTGTGATTGGTTTACCTACCAACTCTTCTAACTTTGAACTCATTACATTCTCCTTCTTAAAAAATTTTTTAATTGCTGATAATGCCCTATGGTGTAATTTATGGTTCTTATTTTTTAATGCAGTCTTATATGTTACATTTTTTGCAATCTGTCGTTTTAACATATCATCATATGCTTTTTTATTTACAATTTGCATATTTGGTACTAATTCATGTATATCCATATCTTCTCTCATTATTTTTTTGGTTTAGTAGAAACTCTTATTGGTTTCTTACCACCACCTCTCAAATCAGAAGTACCACCCCTTCCAGCTTTATTTTGAGCTGCTCGTTTTCTACGAGTGGCACTTGCTTTTTGTTTTTTAGTCATACTGGCGGCTTTAGATTTTGGTACACATTTGGCATATCCTCGTTTCTTACCACTTGTTCCACATGGTGGATGTCCACCACCCTTTTTCTTTTTACCAATGTTTACCCACTTATCTTGAAACCATTTTCTAAGGTTCTCATTTACAGGTAATCCACAACTAACACAAAGATTATCTCTAATAATATTTACTTGTTCTTTTGTAAGTTTCATTACTTTATCAACTTAATTACTGTACCACCCGTGGTAACAACTTTCTTCAGTGCGATTGGATACAATTGACCTGTTACTAATCCAGCAGTCAAATCACCACCATCAGCTGCACTTAGTGTATATCCTGTTCCTGCTTCAATTATGAATGCAGTATTTTTAAATGAACCTGTTGGCTCATATGTTGTTGATGCTCCTACTTCGAATGTTTCTTTGTAAGAATTTGGTCTCGGTATTGTTTTTACTCTACTTACAAATGAACCTGTAGCTGGTGCTGGATATGACATTTTTTTCTCCTATACTGATAAGGTTCTTTTGAACCATCCAAACAAAAATCTTTCTTGTTCGGGTTTTCTATTAACTAAATCATAATAATGCTTTAAACGATAACAACGAACTCTATCATCTGATGGTTTATATGTGTTTATTGCCTGTAATGTTTTTGGTCCTAAACCACCATCAACTGCTAAATCACTACCTTTTGCATTAGCCGCTCGTTGTAATATCTTTACTGCAGTACCTTTACCTTGATTTACACACATATCAAAATATATGTGTCTTAAATTTTCGGGTATATCATCTACCTTGTTCTTATCCCAATAATCTTTTTTATAAATTTCTTTAGCACCTTCTTTTGTAAGGTTCTTTATATCTACATTTGGATAAAATCTTTTTGCGATTCCAAAATTAGTTTCACCACCTAAATCTGCAGGGTCGTGAACATATCCGCCTTCGTGTTTTAGTGTTACTTCAATTATATCATCGAAAGTAGTTAGCATTATATTCCCCTATAATTATACAATTATAAATATAAAGAAATTAAATTTACCATATTTTTGTTCGTAATCTTCTTCGACCTTCAATACCCTTTTTCCAACAAAATCCATGATTTCTCCATAATTTATCAAAATATACTGGTATGGTATCTACTCCTAAGTAAAAATACGCATGAAATCTATGCCAACCATCCATAATTTGATGTTTTCGATTTAAATATATTGGTAGTTCTATATTCTGTTTTATCAATTTTTGAAAATATAAAAATAATGCCTTATTAGTATTATCACCAACACACTCACAAACTGGTCCCTCTTCATCATTTCTTGGTTTATCCCAATAATCAAATGTATCTGTAATGTTTATATCAACTTTATCAATATCTATATAATGTTTAGTAGGTGGAAATAAAACTTCAAAGAACTCTCTCTCACTCATTTATAAATAAATGGGTCTCTTTTTTTTATTTCCTTTAACTTCTTACGAAATTTATATTCTGTAACAAGTTTATGCCATATTTTTTTAAAAAACTTCATAATTACTCCTTATATATTTTTCTAAAACCTCTGCCCATGCAATATGTGATTTATCTGTTGGGTGAGATGATTTAAAGTACTCATCATTTTTACCCCAATTAGTGTTAAATTTATCTTCAATATACTCTCTAAAGTGTGGTTTAAAATCTCTATTATAAATATTATCTAAATCAATATCTTGATATAAATTGTAACTTTCAAAATCTGAAGATAACTCTGCATCAAAACAATTAAAAATTAAATATTGAATTTTTTTCATTTTTAAAAAATTTTGTAAATTAATAATGTTGTACACATGTCGTTTTACTAACATTTCAAGGTTTTCAATATTAGGAATGTATTGATTTAATAAATGGTTTTCAACATTGGTGAGTTTCTTTTTAACCTGCTTTATTGCACTATATCTAAATAATGAAGTTAATCCAATAACAACAAAAATATCTTTTTTTCCCAATGAATGTAGATACTCTATTGAATACATAGTCGTATCCACTATCCTATCTATACTTGCACCTAATCTACCACAATTCCAAGTCTCTACACCAAGTTTTTTACCTAATACTTTTGGCCAGATTTGACTATTATAAAACTTATGAGTAGTTTTATGGTCACATATATTTGTATCGCTACCAAAATTAGGTATTATATTATATTCTGAAGTTGGTGTTACCTCCCAATCAACTGTTTGAGAGGGTGAATCACCACCAGTCCAACTATCTCCGTTAGTCAAGAGAATCATTTTAATTCCTTTGTTATTGAATAGGTATATGA